ACCTCCGCAAACTGCGAGGAGCGAGGCGCTGTAGCACTCCGCAAGAAGGCCCGAAAATTTGCTGCGCGCGTATACGAGGAGGTTCCCTGGCTTCTCACGAGCTGCCTGGGGTCTGGCCCCGGGTATGCTTCGCGACTCGCTGTGGCCTGTGCGCTGAGCGCATGAGCCACAGCACCAGTCAACTAGTGCTGAGCAAGAAGCGTGCCAAGGCTGCGCCGAGGTCCAGCCCGAGCGAAGCCTGCGTCTGATAATGAAAGATTATGTCAACTCTTCGCAGGGTTAGGCGACATGCTGGCGCAGAACAGCGTTAGTCACTTCACGTCCCGACGCTGAAACCCTTGCCGCTCTAGGCAGTACGGGCAGTACGGCGAAGTACGGCGAGGTGCTACCTTGATAGCATAGCCTAAGGCTGCGACTTCGTTGACTGAAATGCGCCCAGGCACATGCGCAGCCGTACTGCCGTACTTCAAGTCGTACTACTTGGCTCCCGTGTGAGGCAGCCAGGGCGCGCAGCCGGAGCGGAGCGCCCGGCGCCGAGCCGGGTTTACCCCCTTAGGGGCCCGTACTCCCGTACTTCGCAATTCGCCAATGACGACGCAGGCTTAAGCCGGGCCTTAGCATGTGCCAGTATGGGCACCCCCCGTACTGCATGTGCTGTGTCGCATTGCGCGATTCGCTTGGGTTGGCGCGAGCTTGCGCGCGCTATGAGCTGTGCCATGGGCCTACCAAGGTAGCAGATTCCGTACTACCTCCGTACTGCAAGCGCCATGTTTCTGGCACTCACTGTGCGCAACGCTAAGGGACTTGACACGAGTGGCGTAGAAGTGCCAGAAGCGTGCAGCGATGACACGCCGCGACCACTGGCGACCATTGACTGTAAGGGACGAAGCGTGGCGAGCAGTTTGCAACGGGAGGGACGCATGAGGACACGAGCACTGCGGTACACTTCGTACGCGACGTTCCGAGCCATCAAGCAGGCGGCACTCGCGGCGGTCGCTGCGCTGGTCGATGGTCTCCAGGCAGGCGCCGGACGCTGTGCCTGCGGCGAAGTCCTGCGTTACGGGACCCTAGGGACCAGCAATGCGTGGTGGCACTGCATCCGTTGTCATGAGTAACGCGCCGCGAGGCGCCACAACCGGAGGGAGGACGAGAGTCATGAGCACGACGATCGCAGTAGCAACCGAAGTAGGGAAACGCGAGACGGCCTGCTTCGGCATGCGCGACGGACTCGCAGTAACGACACCGCTTCCATACGACCGGAAGCGCTGCGGCCGTTACGTCATCACGCACATGGCGAGCGGGTTGAAGTTTGGCGGCTTCGCCTCGCGGCCGGCGGCATTGAAGGCGCTTGCTGCGGTCGCCACGTTGGCCGACTGGACGCAGACGCGGGAGGCGCTCAACCTTGCGTCGCTTGTCGAGCCGGTGCGGGCGGCAATCGAAGCGGCCGGCGGAAGGTGGGTGTAGTCCCATGAGCACGACAGCAGAGACCCTGGACCGCGAAGCCTATCGCAACGGCGCTGCCTTCGCGCAGGCGTACGCGAGGAGCTATGGACTCGACGCGGCGCGACGGGCGATGTTCAAGCTTGCGGGGCGCGAGACGGCGGACTACTTGCGAGGCATGCGGGCGAGCGTGCGGGGGATGGAGACGGCGAAGCAGGGGAGGGCGGCGGCATGAGTCGGGCGCGACGCAAGGACCCAACGTGCATGCACTGTGGACACAGTGACCGCCGCCTCTACGCGACGGCCGATCGCTTTTGCACGCACGGCCGTGTCAATCAGACATGGACGGCGCGTACTCGGGCCGCCTACCGCAAGGCGCGGCGCGCGGGGGAAGCGGTATGACGCAGCCGGCAATGACGGAGAGCGAGTACGCAGCACGCTTCACCAATGCGAGCCGAGCCGACTTGCTCAGGTTGTGCCGAGCAGCAGGCCTCGCAGCACGCAGGCTCAAGACGAACGAGGCCCTCATTCACCTACTGTGGCTCAAGGAAGGTCGAGCAGCGGCAGTACGGTACACCGAGCGCGTCAACGAAGCACTGCGTAACCTTGGCTGTGTGACGAAAGGCAAAGCCGCCCACCACGGAGCACGAGACAGGGCGGGACGAGTAATGGCTAACGAAGCGAAGCCGCAGGCGCATACGCCGGGGCCGTGGACGGTCGGGACGACCGAGCGACCCAACAAGCGGTTCATAATCTATGGTGACGAGCGGCGCATTCCGATCGCCGAGTTGGATGCGGACGACAACGAAGCCCGCGGCAATGCCTGCCTCATCGCCGCTGCGCCCGAGACGGCGGCCGAACGTGACCGACTGCGGGAGGTGAACGCCGAGATGTTGGCGGCGTTGCGCGAGGTACTACGTGAAATCGACGCCTGCGTTGATGACGGCTCGCTGTCTCGCGATGCCGTCGAGCACACAACCGCTATCATGTTTGCTCGCGCCGCCATCGCCAAGGCCGAGGGCACGTCATGACAGACGAAATCCGCGCTACGATCTTCCGCGCCATGCGCGCCGCGATTGACGATGTAGAGATTGATCGCGGCGGGTATGGGTATTTCAATGGGCCGGCGGCTTCGTTGTACATCGCTACGCGGGCACTGGCGCAGGAGGCGCTGAAAGAGGCGGAAAGGGACGGCGAGTGATGGCGCGGCGCTGGACCACAGACCCGGGCTGCTACTGTATGTCTAGCTACCACAACGCAAATTGCTACATGCAGACGCCGAGTGGTTACGGCCTGCGCTCGCACAAGATGCTTCTCGGCTCGCGGCGCATGCCCTACGAGAAGTGGGCGCGCACCATGAGCCTCTATACCTGGCCGCTGTGGCGAAACTGGAAGCCACCAAAGTCGATGGTAGTGGAGTCGGCGGAGGAGCATACGAGGAAGGCGATTCGCGCCATCCGGCCGAGCGTGCAGACCGGCCACGAAGGCGGCGCTTCGTGCATCGTGCCCTATCCCTGGAAGCTCTGGCATCAGCACAAGGGGGCGGTCGCGGCGCATCGGGCGTACCTAGCGGCGCGGTGGGCCCCTGTGGGCGCGAAGCGGAGCGCAGCATGAGCAAGCCTGACGGCTACCGCTACGTTCGCCAGTACGTCAAGCCGAGTGTCGGCCCCGTCGAGCGGTGGGGATTGTTCGAGGTCCGTGAGGGCCGGGCGAGGAGGGTAGGGACGGCCGCGAGCGCTGCTGAGTATCGGGCGTTCTTGGCACGCGAAGCGCAAGCGGGTAGTTCAACCGAAGAAAGGGAGGGTCAGCTATGACGCATTGTGAGAGAATGCAGAAGCATCCTGAGTACGAGACGATGCCTGGCTACTGGCGGCGGCACGTGGAAGCGATCCTTGCCGTGCGAGCGCCGAGCATTGCTAAGTCGCAGCTAGAGCGAGCAATGGCGCTCATGCTCGCCGGCTGGGCGTACTACGCCGACGCGCACCGCGCAGCGTACGAGAGCGGCATCGGCGAGGATGGCGTGCTCGGGCCGGAGTGGGAAGCGATCGGCAAGGCGCTTCGGGGGTTGCTGAATGGTGATCTCGGGCGGCTCGATGCGGGCGCGATCGACAGTGCGCTGCTCGGCAGCTTGCAGGCCGAAGGGTTCAAGGAGGACTAGACATGTTCAAGGTGGAAATCGAGACGCGCAACGCGGCGTTCGCGGACAGGGACGAGTTGATGCGCTGCTTCGAGCGCGTCCTCAATGCACTGTCGACCGGCAGTCGCAGAGGCCCCGTAATCGACACCAACGGCAACCGCGTCGGGCGGTTCGAGGTGGTGGAGGACTAATGGAAGCGGTAGCAATTGACGACAGTCTGAACCATCCGAGCATCGTGTTCTTTCAGTGTCGGGAGACGCGGTACACGATTGCGGTCGACCGGGCAACGGGGATCGCCTTCGGCGCGGCAACGGTAGCGTTCGATGCGACGCGAAGCGGTGCGGTGTGGGATGCGGTGATGGAATATCAGCGCGCGCTGGAAGCGCAGCGGTGCCCCATGGGGATCGCTTCGGTATGCCGAAGGGCAGGCAACGGTAATGGATCGCAATGAGCTGTTTCGCTTGCTCGTTCGGGACCTGCAAGGCTTACTGAACGAGGCCGAAATAGGTTGGCCGGCGTCGGTGAGTGGTTGGAGCCTTGCCGAGCTGGCTCGATGGGAACGATGGGAAGGGGCCTTGATCGCAGCGCGCACGACACTGGCACTGGCAAAGGAGGGCAAGGATGCCGCAGCTTCGCGGTGAGCACGTATGATCGCTGGAAGGCGACCGACGATGCTGGCGACGAGGCCGATCGAAGCGAAGCCTCGTGCCGTTGTCGAGAATGCGGAGCCGAGTTCGAGAGTCCGTACGGCGCTGACATCGAAGGCTATGTCTGCGACGAATGCCTTGCAAAGCCAAAGCCGATCAAGAAAGGAGTGTTTACATGAGCAAGAGCGAAGCTAGCGAAGCGGCGCGGAAGGATGTTGAGGAGTGGACGGACGGCTTGCCCATTCAGATACGGGGAGTGGTCCATCTTCATGATCCCGACCTCATCTCCCGCCTCACGTCGGTCTACGCGCGAGCGGCGATAGCTGACAAGCTCGATGAACCGATCTGCACAATGCGCGAGTACAAGACAGTGCGCGAACGCGCCGAGCGCGCGGAGGCCGACGTGGCGCGGCTGCGAGTACAGGGACTTCGCGATAGCCGCGCCATCCACGCCCGCGAGTGCATGAAGTGCGAGCACGGTGAATCGTTCGAAAAGTGTGGCTGGTCCTCGTGCAAGGAGCGACGCCAACTGCTCGCCGCCACCGACCCGCAGCGGGGGGAGAAGGACCATGGCTAGGCCACCAACGTACAAGCGGGGACGTGAGGGAGCACCAACGCCGGAGGAGATTGCCGAGGAAGCGGCGTCGCGCCAACCCGATCCCGACGCGCAGTCGCAGCTAACGAACGGTATCTGGTTTCTGGAGCACAACCCGCGCGTCGAGCACTACTCGTTCACGCTGCAACAGATGCGCGACCTGACTCATCACATGAGCGACCTGGAGGCCGAGAGCGCGCGCCTCACGGCCCAGCTGGCGGAAGCCGAGATGCTCAGGAAGGGCGCTGAGTACGATGTCGGTCTGATTCAAGCTGAGCTAGAAGACACGACGGCTCAACTCCACGCGTGCGAGGGGCAGGTCTGCCTGATACGCGAGGCGCTCCTACAGGTCATCATCATGGCTGAAAGCTACGTGAAGGAATACGGCCCGACCTCAGGTGCCGATGAATGGCTCGAGTTGCAGGAAGCACGGGCTCTCCTCACCAACACCGCCGCTGCCGCCCACCAGCACGACGCTCGCGTGGCCCGGGAGGCGCGGTGGGGAATGCGGGAGGAAGCGGCGCGGCTTGCGGAAAAATGGTCTGTAGACGCGCAATCTGACTGCCAGTATATTGCTGAGGCCATTCGCGCCCTCCCCGACGACCCGCCGTCTGGAGCGAAGCCGTGAGCCGCGTTACGATCGTCGCGCTCTGGCTCGTTATGATCGTCGTGTGCTGGTACGTGCCGCGGGCGCTTTGGGACTTGTGCCACTCAGCGGCAGAGCTGGTGCAACCGGCCCGGTGAGTAGTCGCGGGGCCGCGCGGCCTGGCAGCGGAGGCGGAATCGCGTGTAGGTCGTCGGCTTCGCTGCGAACAGTCAGCATCGAGAGCGGCTCGCCGTTATCGTCGATCAACCCGAGCGCCGCACTGCACTCCTGATAGATCATCGCGCGCAGCCCGGCTGCGCCGTAGCGTCGCGACTCGGCCGCGAACAGCAGCCGCGACAGCGCCGCGCGTAGGCGCTCGATCTCTTTTAGCCCCTCGAGCATGGTGGCGAGCACCGGATCAGGGGCGGACGCAGGGTCAGCACTAGGCTTATCGGTTGCTGAGCGAGAGTCCGATAGGGCGCCGCGCTTCGCTGCGAAGTTGACATAACGTACCGACGAGGACTTGCGTTCCATGTCGGCACTTCGCATAGAAAGTTGAGCCAACGTATCGACACGCGCAGATGATGTGTGGTTTGCTTGGTCAGCTGCCAACGTCTGATAAGGTACGAGTAGTGAACTTTCAGTGGCACTTGGCACGTTATTTGCTCGGGGCGAAGAGATGGCGAAGCGGCGCGATGCGAAGGCGTACACCTTTGCGCGCTGCGTCGTTTTGGGCGGCACAGTTTCGTCGATGATCGGCATGAGGCCCATTGTTGCAAGCAAAGTGCCGCACGAAAACGCACGCGAAGCGGTGCAGAATCGGCCAGTAGGGGCGTCAGGATCGTGACCGAGTGCCAGTCTGGCGCCGCTCATGGGGCGCCGGCGGCTCGGTAGGAATCGTTGGCACTCCGTGCGGCTCGAGCGCTGCCCGATGCTCGAGCGCCTCGAGGCCGACGCGGAGGGCGATGCGGGCGGCCTGGGGCAGGCTGTAGGGCTCGCCGCTGTGCGCGGCGCTCAGCGTCTCAGCGACCCGGCGCACGCGCTCAGCGAGGTCGGGCTCAAGGAAGATGTTGAGGCGGGACCAGCGGGGACGAGACGGGCGGTTGATGCGATCCGGCGTACCGTGCTGCTGCCGAGGCTTGCTGCGCGTCATAGGGATCCTCCTGTGCGGTAAGCTATAGCTCCCAGTCGCTCCCCGTGTCAACCCCCGGCGCTTGCATTCGTGCGCCAGCGGCGCAGAATGTGGCGCGAGTGCCAGTGACGACACGCGAATGGCAGTGGCGGAGCGCGGCAGAGTGAGCAACGGCGTGGCGCCCAGCGACGGCATGCAGATTGCTGTCTAGCCGTCGCATGATGACGCGAACGATCCTCTTGGGAGTCTGCTTCTTCGTTGGAAGCGTGCTCGTATGCGAAGCCGCGCAGCCGCCATGTACTGGCGATCGGCATGAGAACTGCGCGACGACTTCAACGACGCTGCCGAGCGATGGTGTCGAGCCGAGAGCGTGTCCTGACCCGGGGCCGTGCCCGAGCTGTGTGTGCGTCTGCGACGGCGCGAGCGCGACCGTTGCGGTCGAGCGCTGCCCGATGTTCCCGGACTACGTGCCGTGCCGCAAGCGCAAGAACGGCACGGTGAAGTGCCCTCGACGAGGTGCTGCACGGCGGGTGCTCAAGCCGTTCACGGGGTCGCCGAACGGCGCGTTCTGATGACGATTCGTCAAGCTGTTCTGAAGTCTGCGAGCCTCCTCGATCGGCTCAAGCCGGGCTGGTGGAAGCCGCGGCGCTTCTCGCTTCGCCGACTAGCCTTGACGAGCTGCACCGATTGCATCCTAGGGCAGGTGTTCGAGCGTGAAGCTCTCAGGATCAACAAGGCCGAAGGTCACGACTGCTGTACCGGATTCGACTTTGGTCTTTACCGTTCCGAAGGCCCGAAGTTACCAAGCGGCACCGGCGAACATGGTACGTTCTCTAACCCCGATAGCGAGCCTGAATGGCGCCGTCTGATCGAGCGTCGCCGGCAACGAGCGAAGGTCGCCTGATGTTCCTTCCGGTTGACACCATCGACGGCGCCGCGCCGCCGCTTTCGGCACTTGCGGGCGCGCGCACGCTGAGCGAAGCCGAGCGCAGGCTGATGGCCGATGTGCTGATGCAAGCAGTTCAGGAGGCTAGGGCGAGTGCGGGCAGTGCGGCAACAGTAGCGCATCAGCTACGGCAGGCGGATCGTGACGCCGCTCGCGCGTGGCTGCGGGCGCAGCCGGGCTTCACGGCGCGGGAGTGCTGCGAGGCGCTGGGTGTCGAGTACGAGGCGATGATGGCAAAGCTGGAAGCTGAGTGGCGCCAGACGAAGCCGAAGCCGGGGCCGAAGGTGAAGGAACGCGCAGCGTCGCGCGGAACGCGGACGCGGCTAGTGGTGGTGAAGTGATGGAGTGCGCGATGCCCTACGAACTGATGCTGATAGAGGGGGCGCAGCTTCTCACCTTGCTGGTCCTCGTCGTGTGGACCTTTTTCAGGGGCCAGCGATGAGCGCACCGAAGCGCAAGGCAGCACCGCTCCCGCGCCTCACTGAAGCGCAAGCGTGGCGCGTGATCGCAATAATGTTCAAACGCCCAAATGGCGTGTGTTACGCGATCCATAGCTTGGCAGAATCCGGCGTCATCAGCGAGGTGATGTGCGATACCCTAAACGCTCGAGTTGATGCGGAGTTCAAGCGGCTAGAGAAGTCGCCGAATAGCCCGTTCCTGTGGCCGCTTATTATGGCATCCTCAGACTCACAGCGGATGGCGTTCGCGGCCAAGCAGGCGCAGCGCGCGGCAAGGCGGCTCAAGTGAACGCTCCCGCGATCGTCAACGTGAGTCCCAGCGTCCTTGCTGACGTGCTCACTTGCGAGACGAAAGCCTGGTCGCGGCACATCAAGGGTTATACGTCGAAGGGCGACGCGATCAAGGCGGTAGCAGGGCAGGGGTTTCACGCCGCCATCGCTGAGCACTTCCGGCCCGATCGCGCGTTCAGTCAGAGCTTCGCCAACACGATGAAGGCGTTTCACGACGTCTACGACTCCGCTTTCGCTCGCCTCCCCGCCGACGCGCTCCCCGATCAGGCGTACTTGCCCGCTAACCTTCATCGCGTACTGGCGCGCTGGATCGAGATGCATCCGTCGAGCGCGTTGCCGTGGCGCAAAGTGCTCACAGTTGAAGAAGCCTTCACTTCGCGGACTTTCACAGTGGGTGACACGACGGTCAAGCTAATCGTTCGCCCCGACCTCGTCATCGAGGACTTCAACGGCGCCATTCGCTTCGTCGACACGAAAACAACGGGTTGGCGTATTAGCGACTCGGGCTGGCGGCGCGCGCTTCGCTTGAGCCTTCAGGTCGCGCTCTACACCGACGCGGTCGCGCAGCGCTACCCGGGGCGAAGCGTGTGCGGCGGCTGGATCAACGCGATTGAGATGCGGACGCTGCCGAGCGACCCAACGCGGAAGTGCGCAACGCACAAGCTGACGTACGCCGAGTGCGGCAACGAGCACGTCAAGTACGAGTTCATCGAGTGCATGACGACGCCGGAGCGGCTGGCGCAGGCGTTGACCGACGCTGAAAGCGCGGCCGAGCGCTTCGTGCGGATGCTGCGGCTCAATGAGCATGAGCTGAACGGCGCAATGCCGTGGCTCAACATGAACGGCGGTGCGAACGGTGCTTGTCGCTTTTGCGCTGCGGGCAATTGGTGCGAAGCCGGGCGCGTGCCCGAGGCGCTTGGCAGCTTCATGCAGTACGAACCGTGGGTCGTCGAGGAGGGAACGCGATGAAGGTGCTGCTTCTCTTCGTGCTGCTCGCTGGCTGCGACGGCGCGACCGGCGATCCGACAGCCAAGGACCCGACTGAGCGCGGGCTGTCGTATCTTGCGGCGGCGATCGTGACGAGCGCGGTGCTGCGTGCGATCTTCAACAAGTGAGACGCTGATGCCCTACGTGACGCCTGACGATCGCAAGTGGATCGACCCGATCATCGACAAGCTGGTCGAGGAGCTTCGCAACGGCATCGTGACGAAGGGTTGCATGAACTACATCGTCACGAGGCTGATGTTGGCATTCGTCGGCACCGATCCGCGGTACGCGGACTACAGCGACGCGGTCGCGGTCGTCGAATGTGTGAAGCTGGAGCTGTACCGAAGACATGTTGCGCCGTACGAGGACGTGCAGCGCGAGAAGAACGGAGACGTGAACTGATGACGCATTCCTGTCGCTGCGGCGCTCTCATCCGCTGGGCGCTCGCGTACTGCTTCGACTGCAACGCTGCGCTGCGCAAGTCGAAGCGGCTCAAAGGCTGGTGGTTGCCAGCGCGAGGTGATGCGTGAACGTCACCCTCGCGGACGGCCGCACGCTTGAGCTGCCGCGCCTCAAATTCGGCGTCATGGGCCGCCCCGGCAGCGGCAAGAGCACCCTCATCTCCTCAATGGCGATGGAAGGGCATCCGTTGCTGGTGTTCGCGGTGGACCCCGAGGAGAAGCTGACGCCGTATTTCGATCGCTGTGGCGAGATCAAGCGCAGCGTCGGACAGTACGGCCAGCCCGTGCTCGTTGGTCTGAGTCCCAAGACCGGCAAGCCGTTGATGCAGGTCGAGCTGTTCTACGACGACGAGCCGAAGATTCCGCGCGCAATCACGATGCTGTTGGCGCGGCTCGAGCAGGTCCGAGGCGAAGTCGAAGCTGGCATGTGGGCGTCGTTCGGTCTCGACTCGTGGACGCAGTTGGAGACGTTTGCGATTTGGCGGCGGCAGACCGGGCCGATGGCAGTGAAGGACGCGGACGCCTTCGGACGCGCGCACGGCGCAGCGAAGGACGATCTCAAGCCGATCGTCGTAGCGCGGCTCATGCCGCTCAAGTGCAACGTCGGCATCGTGTTCCATACGACAGAAGTGATGAAGGAAGAGGGCGGGGTGAGCTTCTTCGGCATGAAGGCGATCGGGACGCTATCGACGGAGTTGTCGGCGCTGTTGCCTGAGCGCTACCGCGCGACGGCCGAGGCTGATGGCGTGACGCGGCGACTGTGGACGCGGCCTGATGGACGATTCGATCTTTGCACGCTGATCGACGCGCCGAGTCCGTGCCGAAACGATTTCAAGGCGTTGTGGCAGAACTGGATTGCGAAACGCGCTGCGGCAGCCGCGGCCACTGAACCCGTGAAGGAGGAACCGAAGTGAAGTTCACGATCGACCGCAATGTGTGGCTGCGCGGCGAAGGCGTCTGCAATAGCAAGCTACTGCGCGACGACGGCAAGATGTGTTGTGTCGGCATTTTCCTGAAGGCGCTTGGCGTCATGGACGAGGACTTAATCGACCAGCGCGTTGCGTACGACCTAGGTATCGTTCGCCTGGAGAAGCTGCAATGCCCGTGGCTAGCTGCCCATGGTGCCGACGAGCCGGTGCCAAGTATCATCGAGCTTTATCGCACCAACGACAGCCGTGTGATGGACGATGCTGACCGCGAGCAGCTCATCACCAAAGAGTTCGGCAAGCACGACGTCGAAGTCGAATTCATCAACTGAAACGCGCAGCGCAAGCTGCCCTACCGGCGACTGCGAGCGCAGCGCCGCAAGAAGGAGAGTCGAAGTGAACACAGAGCAGAATCAGGCCGCGCTCGCCGAAGCGTGGTCAGGTACGGTGACGCCGTACAGCCAGATCAAGGACCAGCTCGGGCTCGACGTTGGGCAGTACGACTTCATCGTCGGCAAGCTCGAGCCGCAGCTCGACAAGAATGGGCTGTACTGCATCGTCGGTGAGTTCCCGGTGACGAACCCAACGGGCTTTCTGTATCCGTACAAGCGCACGCTGTACGTCGGCACGCACAAGGACCCGATGGCGAAGCTGCCTGACACGCGGCTGAATAATTCGGCGCTGCGGTTCCTCAAGAACATCGCCAAGGCGAACAACGTCCCGACGAACGACCAGAGTGACGCGGCGCTGTGCACGAGCATCCTCGGGCGTGCTTTCGGGTGTCCGATCGTCGAAAGCAAGCCCTACAAGGACGCGCATGGCAACGATAAGAAGGGCGGCACCGAGTTCGGCCGCAACGTCACCCCTGCGGGGATGATCCCGGCGCGGGTCTACGCGACGCCGGTGGCGAATGGCGCGGCGGGCACGCCGACGGCTGCGCCGGCGCTCACGGGCGCGAGCTTCGGGACCGAGTAGGCTTCGCACCCAGGTTGCGGGCGGCTCGGTAAGGAGCGTCCACCCAAAGCGATAGCAGGCTCGATTCCTGCTCGCCCGCATCAACCTCAACGCAGGTGCCACGGATGGCGCCTCCAACGTCAGCATAGGAGATCATCCGTGGACACAACGAACGAGACCAGCACCAACGGCGCCGACACCGAGATGACCGAGCGCGCGAAGGGCACCGTGACCCGTAACCCGCGCATCGTCGCCATCTCGAAGATCAGCAACATCCTCGATGCTCTCGACGAGGAGTCGCGCGGCCGTGCCGTGCGCTTCATCGCCGAGGAGTACGAGAGCGACCTCACTTCCTGACACAAGGTGTGCAGGCTGAGCATGGTGTGCAGGGAGACCCTGCAACGGGCAACCCCCCTCTGCTCTGAGAAACACTCAGCCTGCGCTTCAACTGCCGCGGACGCCGGCCCGGCGGCGTGGACCTGCGGCGGCGAGGGCCGGGACGAACCCCTCGCCGTCCTTAACTCCAACGGAGAATACGAAGCAATGGCCAACGCACTCGGTAACGCTGTCCGCATGAACGAGGCTCCCTCCCCTCGTGAGAGAAGGCGTCCCCAAAAGGGCGTGCGGCAGGGCCATCATTCTTCGCCGTCGAGGCCGTGCGCGCGGTGCGGCGAGACACGCCAGGCGGGAGGGTATCGGTCCTGGCGATACGGCGTCGCGTACTGTGACGGCTGCGCAAAGCTGTTGCCATCGTGGAACCTCGGCATGGGATGGGCGAAGTTCTCGCCGATGGTGGTTGAGGCGTTCAAGCCGACGGGCGTGGACTTGCCGGCGGTCAACCATGTCTGAGCACAACGATTACCTGCGCGCCGAAATACTGCGCCTTCATCGCTCGGCGCTGTCGAAGGTACGCGATGGGCTGATACCAACGCGCATCGAAGTTCTGGCAATTGCCTACGCGATGGCCACCGTCGAGGCGTTCAACGACATCGTCGTGGAACGCTACAGTGGGCTGGGCGCGCTGCAAACTGAAGTGCTGGACCGCGCCGACATTACGATGGACAAGCTGATGCTGATGACGAGCGGCAGCAATGGGTGAGCCCCTCGTTCTCTGTCCCGTGTGTCGCGTCGCAGTGCCCGACAAGGACTACTATCGTCACGCGCAGAAGCATCAGGAGCGCGAGTCGGAGCGGAAGGAAGGTGGGAAGTGAGCGCGTGGTTCTTCATCTTCATGTTCGGGTCCAATTACCCGACAACGTTCGGCCCGTTTGCAACACCAGCCGAATGCGAACGAATCCGCAAGGAGCTAGTGGAACCTCGGCATGGATTGGTAGGACGCGCCTTCGTCGGGTCGTGCTACCGCGGACGGCTACTGCCGGTCGTGAAGGCTACGAAGTGAGCACCGCCTACAACCGTCGCCGCGGTGCGAGCGCGCGGAAGATGCGGAAGCCGAGACAGTGCTTCGCCGGCGTCGTCGATGCGTACACATCGACCGTAAGCACTGCTCAAGCGTGGGACCTCTACCGTTGTCCGCGCCTCGCCCCGCGCAATCGCTTCTGCGACGAGCATCAGCGAGGTGCAACATGATGCTCGCGTGTGACAACGGCATCTCCATGACCGCCATCAAGGAGCTACAAGCGCGCGGGCACGAAGTCGTCTATTGGGCCGACGACGAGCACGATGAGTGGTGGTTTCGTGCCGCATTGGACGCCGGTGCTGAAGTGTTCATCTCACACGATTGGGACATCGTGCTGATGGCCGATGCAAGATACAAGCCCCGCATTCACATGAAACAAGGTATCGGCGGCGCGCGACAAGCGGCGTTCATTCTTCGTAAGTTGGAGGCGCTATGATCTTCGACCATCAACGCTTCTTCGAGCAAGTTACCGTCTTCATCTTCTGCCAGCGGCTACAAATCGTCTTCGACCTCGCGACCGATGAACGTTTCGCTGCGCAGGTGTTTCGTGCGTTCAGCGCGACGGCGCGCTTGCGGCTGATCGCGAAGATACTGGCGTTGCGAGTGGTGAAGCCGAGCGGAAGCGAGCCGCCGGCTTCGCTGGCGGTGGTGCAGTAGTGCAATCGCGTGACGACGGCAGCACCCGCGCTCCGATCGCGATGGTGGGCGAGGCGTACGGGCATTGGGAAGGTATATACGACCGCCCGTTCGTCGGCCCGTCGTACAATGACAAGTTGCAGCCGTGGTGGAGAGACGCTGGCCTGTCGCGCGACATGTTCTACATCACGAACGCTTGGGACCAGGGCCAGCCGCAGCCACACATCGACCGAATCCCTGAAAGCGAGCTGCGCGCTGCAATGGATCGCCTGCACGATCGGCTCGCCACACTTGAAGGTCCCGATGGCAACGGCCCCATTGTCATAGTGCCCACTGGCAACGTGGCGCTCTACGCCTTGACGGGCAAAGGCAAAGTCAGCTTCCACTCGCGCGACGGCCGCTGGGAGCGACCGGGCATTCAGTCGTGGCGCGGCAGCATCTTGCAGTACGAAGACCGCAAGGGCCGAAGGATCAAGGTCATCCCGACAGTGCATCCGGCGGCGACGTTTCGGCAACCGGGGCTCGAGTGGGTGTGCGCGACTGACTGGCGGCGGATCGCCGGCGACGTCGCGTTTCGTGAGCTGCGCCTGCCTGATCGCACACACATGATCGCGCCCAACATCAGCGAGGCGATCGAGTGGATGCGGTGGACGCGGAGCTTGGCGGCGAAATGGGCGGCTGGCGCCGGCGGCGACCTCGCGCTCAACGGCCGCCTCGCGTGCAGCCTCGACGTCGAGACGCCGAAGCGGACTGAGTATGCGACGAAGGAAGGCGTGAGCGCATCGACTGCACCAGGCACGAAGTGTCGGATGTGCGGGCATACGCTGCGCTGGCACGAGAAGCCGGAGAGTGACCCGGAACTAGGCGCGCTCGTTGGTGTAAAGTTGTCGATTCCGTGTCGTGGGCCTCACAAGAAGGGATGTGGTCATGACTGCCGTAAGTTCTCGCCGCCGCTTCTCAAACCCAAGCGCATCAAAATCAGCGAAGAAGCCTATCTCGGCTGCATCGGCTACGCTTGGGACCCGAAGATCAGCCTGACGATCCCAACGACGCTCGCGTACTGGCAGGACCCCGCTGCGTGGGCGCTCGTCAAGGCCGAGCTAGTTGCCTTCCACGCCGACCCGAACATCGACTTTGGCGGGCAGAACCAGCCCTTCGACGCCTGGTGGTGCGCGACCGAAGGCATGCCGTTTCGGATCGCGTGGGACTTAATGAACATGCATCGCGTTCGGGTGCCGTTCAGCGAGTGGCACGATCTTGCGTTTCAGGGATCGCTCTATACGCGCCAACCGTACTGGAAGGACGAAGCCAAGGACCCCGATTCGGTTCAGCGGTACGCGCATAACAGCGAAGCCCTGTGGACCTACAACGGCATCGACAACTGCGTTCAGCGGGAGCTGCTGTCGAAGCATCTCGAGGCGCTGCGCGAAGCCGGGCGGCTCGAATATTACGAGCAGCTCGAGGCGTCGATGTTCGCGCCGCTTCTCGAGCTGAGCCTCACCGGGATTCGCGTTGACGCAAAGGGCCGCAGCGAGGAGCTAGCCCGGACGAAGGTCGAAGCCGGCGACGTCGCGAAGCAGATCAACGAGGCCGCGGGGACGAAGCTCGTTGCGAAGACGGCTGTCAGCAACGCGAAGATGAAGATGTTTCTCTATAGCGCCGAAGGGCTGCGGTTGCCTGAGCAGTACACGAAGAACGCGAAGAAAGAGAAGGTCGTCACCGTCAACGTCGTCGCGATCAAGCGGCTGATGGAGCGCTTCCCAGGGCACGAGAAGCTGCACACTGTTGGGCGGTTCGTGCTGCGCCATCGTCGGCTGCTGAAGATCGCCGCGTTCCTGAGCGAGTCGCGCGTATCGGCCGACGGGCGCGTGTACGGGATGTTCAAGCAAGACACGATTCTCGGGCGGCTGTCGTGCGAGTCGTTGCCGAATGACGAAGGCGACAACCTTCAGAATCAGGATCGGAAGCTGCGTAAGTATTTCGTAGCGGATACGAACGAGGAGAGTGTGGCATGAGCCACGTTTGCTTCACTGAAACGTGGTGGGTGGATGTCGCGCATTACGAGCGAGTTCTGATCCATGACTTCTGGTGTCAGGTAGCCATCGCAGCGATGTGCAAGCTGATGTTCCTCGAGACGGCCATTCAGTATTTCGACGAGGTACAACTGTGATCCTCTTGTCGTGCGACTTGTCGCAGATCGAGTCCCGCGTCGAACTGATGCTCGCTGCCGCGACACCTGAGTTCGAGGGCACCGACGTTGCCAAGGAGTGCGTACGCCTCGCGACCGCGCATCCCAGCGAGTTCGACATCCACACCTGGACCGCTGCGGTCGTGCTCGGCAAGAGCGAAGCCGACATCAGCGACATCGCGCCCGAAGGCGGCAGCGAGCCAAGCGATCGGCAGATCGGCAAGACAACCGGCCACGGCTTCATGCGCGGCATGGGCGCGCAGACGATGGCCGACGGGCTGCTGAAGATGGGATACGTCGTTACGCCGGAGACGTGCGCGCGGCGCCTCGGTCGACTTGCGGCGAAGCTGCCGGCGATCCCCGATGGCTACTTCCTCGACATCCGTCGGCAAGTCATGCGTTACCGCGGGCTGGCGACGACATGGGGCGCCATCTGGCGCTGCGACTATCGGCGACTCGAGGAGCATCTGTACGCAGTCGGGTATAGCTATCAGCCGCAGCGCGAGACGATTGACCTCATCAACCAAGAGGGCTTCTTGCCGCTTCGCAATGCGATTCACCTGCGTCGGCTCAACCCCGTCGAAGGTCGTCCCGCGCCGCGCATCCACATCCACGGCCACGACTCGCTGCTCATCAGCGTCCATCCTGATGATGCCTGGACCGTCGCTAACTTCATCGACCGCACGCTCGGCTGTTGCGAGCGGCGGTACGCTGCGGGGACGCTGCGGGTGCCGGTGACGTACGCGCTCGGAGAGACGTGGAAGGCCCGACACGAGCTGAATCGCCTTCCTGATAAGCGCGCGTTCCGCGACATGGCGTGGGACTGTGCAGCACACGCTACGAAGTAGAAGGACTCTATGTGTGGATTTACGCCGAGGACACCGCGATGAAGAAGCCGCCTGAGTGGTTGGTTGACGGGCTACTGACTGTCAGCAGCGTCAGTGCGCTCGTCAGCGCGCCCAACGTCGGCAAGACGTTCATCGCGCTCGATCTCGGCTTCAGCATCGCCGCCGGCGTTGACTGGCACGGCTACGGCGTTCGCCGCGGCGGCGTCGCCTACATCGCGAGCGAAGGCTACGGCGGGCTGACAAACCGCGTGCGCGCGTGGCGCGTGGACCGCGACATACCCCCGGGCGCTGACGTCGGGTTGTGGTTCTGGGACCGTGACATTCAGCTCGCCAACCGCGTACGGCGCGAGCAGTTTCGCGCTGACCTGCATGAGCTGAAGACGAAGATGGGCACGATGCCGATTCTAACCGTCATCGACACCCTCAACGGCTGCTTCATCGGTCAGGACGAGAACGCCGCCGGCTCGATGGGCGAGTTCCTGAGCGGGGTGAAGCTGGTTCAAGACGTCACCGGCGGCGCCGTGTTGATCCTGCACCACAGCGGATGGCGCAAGCGCGACGACAAGGGCCGGGTTGAAGACGAGCGCGAGCGCGGCAGCACGGCGCTGCGAGGCGCGGTCGACCTGATGATGCTGCTGCAACGCGGCCTTCGGCCTGGCGAGCTGGCGATCAAGTGTACGAAGAACCGCGAGGGCGAGCTGTGGGAGCCGCTTGCGCTTCAGCTTCGACAGGTCGAGATCGCCGATGGCATCAGCTCGTGCGTCGTCGATGACGGCTCGTATGATGCCGAGACGGCGAGCCTGCCACCGCGGTGGCTGACCGCGATCCGCCGACTCGGGAAGTTCGGCGCCGAGGGCGCGACGTTCTCGCAGTGGCTCAACGCGAGCGGGCTGTCGCGAGACACGTTCGGCAATCGCATGCTGAAGCAGGCGATACAACGTGACCTCGTGGCGAAAGAAGGCGAGCGGTACGTGCTCAAAGTGCGTGAGGCGAATCCAACAGAATCACCTCAAAGGGAGGATGCGTAAGTGGAACTTGTAACGCTCGACACGGGCCGCGCGAAGTCTATCGTTGTCGCGCCCATTGGTGACTTTCAGTGGAGCGGCGCCAACGGCTCGACAGCGCAGGATCATCTCAAGCGCCACATTGACCGCTGCCTCGCGCTCGACGCCTGGTTCCTCGGCATGGGCGATTACATCGACTTCATGTCGCCGAGCAACCGCGCACGGCAGAAGGCTGCGGGGCTGTACGATACGGCCGAAGACGTACTCGAGGACGCAGCCGGCAGCCTGGTCAACGAAGTCTTTGAACGATTCCTGACGCCGACTGTAGGGCGCTGGATCGGCCTTCTCGAAGGCCATCACTTTTTCGAGTTCGGCGGCCGCACGAGCGACATGCTGCTCGCGGAGAAGCTGAAGACGAAGCATCTCGGATCGAGCTGTTTCGCGCATCTAAAGCCGTGCGGTGTCACGCTTTGGGCGCACCACGGACAGGGCGGCGGCATGTTGCCAAGTGCCCCATTAAACAAGCTGTACCACGTCGCGGCGGGACTTGAAGGTGCTGATGTATACCTGATGGGACACACAACTAAGGCATCCGCGGTGCGACTAAGTCGGCCACAACCTACGTGGGGCAAAACGTCTGACCTCGTGCATCGCGACATCTTCTTGGTGAACACGGGCGGCTTCAGCAAGTCGAGCGTGGTCGGGCACCGTCGCGGAAACATTCCGCGCGGCGACTATGCTGAGCAGGGAATGATGACGCCAAGTCCACTCAGGTCGCCGCTAGTATTAATCGACGCGGAGGCGAAGCGATTGGAAGATCGCGTGCAGGTGGAGCTGTGAAGAGTGACAAAAGCACAACGACGAGCCGCCTACGCGGCCCGAGAAAAGGAGAGAAAACGAAAATGGGACCGCAGTCCAAAAGGACGAGAATATCGCCATCAACAGCGTTACAATTGGTATCACAGCGCAAAAGGACAAGCGGCATATCGTCGAAACAGAGAAAAGCCAGAAGTGGTGGAACGATCGCGGCTATATCAACGAAAGTGGAGGATCAGGAATCCTCACTATCAGCGCCAATGGCACGCCAAGAATCCGCTCTACCAGTACCTACACGACTGCAATCGCGCTCTCCTTCGGCGCTTCGGAATAAAGAGCATGAGAGCCTTCGATCAAATGGACTCAACTACACGACGGCAGCTCTGTGCGCGGATACTCCAGGACTTAGAGGCACGCACAAGGAAATCTTCAATCTAATGACGAAGGTCGCAACTATGGCTTTCGCGAAAGGAAACCTCCGTGAGATGATTGCAGCAGGGGCCATCGCCGAACGCGCTGCTACCAATGGTGCGAAAGTTAACTCACCGCGTCTCGTACGTTCCCAAGGGAGACTGCCTTAATGACCCGCCCATCAATCATCTACTGTAGCGGCCCGATAACGACCGGCGGCAACGTCCCGGTGAACGTGCGCCGCGGCATCGAAGCCGCAACGATCATCATGGATCGCGGGTACGTCGTCATCTGCCCGCACGAAAAGGCGTTCGGCATGGAGATGCTGAGCCCGAGGTCGTACGAGGACTGGATGGACTACGATTATCGGTGCATCGAGGCGTGCGACGCACTATATCGCATGCCTGAACCGAGCGTCGGCGGCGACCGCGAGGTCGCATACGCGCAGAAGATCGGGCGGCCGGTGTACTGGAGCTATGAGACGCTGTTCGCGGGAGTGCCGTTATTGCAGACGGTCGACCGCAAGTGGGCGTATCCTACGACGCCGGCAAAGATGTGCTTTTCTTGCGGGCTGCTAGTGCTGCGCGAGGCCGACCACGTTGCGTGTCGGGGGGCGGCATGAGCGCGCACGTTCCCATCGACGCGAAAGCCCGCAAGTCGATCCCGCTAGCAACCGGCGTCCTCGACTACTTCCCTGACGCGCTCCTCGCGGTGGCCGAGCTATCGCGCATTGGCAACGAGCAGCACAACCCTGGCGAGCCTCTTCATTGGGCGAAGGAAAAGTCGACGGACGAGGCCGATGCGTTGATGAGGCACCTCGTCGACCGCGGGAAGCTGGACACCGACGGTGTGCGGCATAGTACGAAGGTCGCATGGCGGGCGCTGGCACTGTTGCAGCGTGAGATCGACGCGGAGCGGACACCCATGCGGGTCGATACCGGAGGTGGGTTCATGCCTGCCGGTCGCATCATGCGAGTGAACCCGCATGGCATCCTCGTTCCGTTTCACGTGACCGCATATAGTCGGAGCGACGCCGCGTGGGATCAGGTTCGTGGCTTTGGCATCACAGAGCGATGAGAAACAAGGTCATCGAGACGTCGTGGCTCGACTTCGTCGTTGCCTTCACGATCGCACTCGTACTGCTGTACGCAGCCCTGACTCCGCTGCCAGCGCCGTGAGGACGTCAACGATCGCCGTCGCGAGGTCGCTGCCGCTTGCATCCGTCTCTACGTAGACGCCGCGGCTCAGCTCGGCGACTTCGCGCAACAGCCCTGCCTGGTCGTCGTAGTCGCCGCCCGTCGGCACGAAGACGCTCGCGATGTGGATGCCGAGGCCGCGGGCCTGCGCGCCGAGCGCTCGGGCGTGCGTGACCGACGCGGGGCTCGAGACGATGTCGAACCCGCTCGGCGGCGCGTCGGTCACGAGCACGATGAGATGGTAGACGCCGGGGCGCCAAACGCCTATGAAGTTTCCGCTCTGGAAGCCAATCGGGCGCTGCGAAGCGCGAAGTCGATGCACGACCGTGTTGAGTGCTTCGTCCCACGACTCAGGGTTGCCGACGCCCTGGAATTGCGTCGAGAGCCTATCGAGATGTTGACGTACGCTGACGCTGTTATCGAGCGCCAGATCGTTCATCACGATGACTTGCTGATCGCGGAAGGTCACGAGGCCAAGCTGGAGGTTGCTCTCGCTTATCGCGATGGCCGCGTCGAGGATCGTCTGCGCACCAGTTCGCACCGACGCGATGGCATCTCGCATGCTGCTCGTGGCATCAAGGACGAAGACGAGGTCAAGCGGGCCAGGAAGCGGAGCATCGCCCCCGCCTTCGCTCAAGGTGCCGAACGGCCCCCATTCGATGCGCAGCTCGACATTCAGCTGTAACACATGCTATCCCGGCGGCCGGAGGTGAGTGCGATGAAGATGCTGCTAGCTGTAGGGGTAGCTGTGCTCGCGATGGCAGTCGAAGGCGAGGCGAAGCGGTACGTCGGCACGGGCGCGCTCGGCTCGACAGTGACGATCGCGCGCGTGCGCTGGAAGCCGCTCGCCTGCACGACGATGACGCCGTGCTGGACGCTGCGCGCGAAGTATCGCTGCCGCGGCGAAGTGTGCCCGAGTCCGCGCCCGGGAAAGCTGCTCGCCGAGATGCGCCACGCGGGCGACTTCGGCGGCGTGTTGACGTTCGGGGATGGGGCCATGTGTACGGTCGCTGGGTCGCTCACGAATCGTGGCCTCGGTGGCGGGCTATGGGAGACGGACCTGCCGAAGCGAGCCCCGCGTATGACGTTCGCGCTCGAGTGCGGCAGCGCGGACGGCGACCACTACGGCTTCATTGGGGAGACGCCGGCGCCATAGAAGCAAGTGCAATGCCGGACACTAAGGTAATTCGATGGGGCATGCCGTATCCAAACGGACCATTTTTTCGTGAAGCGTTTGAGTTCGCCTGTCGACAACGTGACCTCTATCCATACGTGTTCCGTAACGATACGAAAGGTCGGCTGTTGCTCGAAGAAGCGCTTGCCGCGGCACTAGCCGCATTGATAATAAAAACTGAAACTACGGAATAACCGGCTCGCGTTCCTGCGTTCGCACGCTACCGCGGCCCGCCGCGGGCACGCTGGCGAGGAACTCGTCGATCGCGTTCTGCTCCTCAATCTGCTTCGCGGCAATCGCTAGGCGGCTGATGAGCGAGCCGGCAATCTTGGCCGTCGGCGGTGTCTTTACGGCCATCATCAGCAAGCGCGCGGTCGGCTTGCGGGTCAGCATCTCGGCGAAGACGCTCGGCGAAATCAGGGTCGTAGCAATCGTGCCGAGAGCTGCGGGTATAAATCCCGTCGCCGCCGCAGTAACTACAGCGGCGAGCAATGCCGAGCCCTGCGTGAGCTGAATCAGCATCGTTCCGCCGCCGCCGGCTTCGCCCGCCTGCTTCTCGATCGTCCGCAGCGCGTCGCCGAAGTGGACGAGGTTGCGACGTACGACAGGGTCGGGGAATGCTGCGGTGAAGCGCGCCTCGGCCTGGCCGCCTTTGCCGACGAGTGAGTCGAGCAGCTTGGCTCCGCTAATGTTGCCTTGCTGATCGGTCGCGTCGGCGAACGCGCGACTGACGTAGCGACGCTGAAGAGCCTTCATCTCGGGAGAGTCGGCGCCCAGCGCGCGGACAGTCGCCTTCGCAGTGTTCTCGTTAGCGAAGACGCGAGTGACCAGCTCGTCGGCGCCTGCGCCGCCGCCACGCACGCCGAGCTTCGCCGGGTCGCTGATGCGCACGAGGCGCTTCAAGAAGGCCGAGTCTGTCGTCGCCATGCGTTCCTTGACGAGTGCGTTGGATTCACGCCAGAGCTTGATCGTCTCAGGGTCCTTGACGTTCGTCTCGATGAGCTGATCGACTTCGTGGATCAGCTTATTGATGGTGCGCAGCATGCCCTTCGGCACCCGCTCGCCGAGCTGCGTTCCGCGCTTCTGTTCGAGCAGGCTGGAACGAAGTTCTGCAAGGTCACTGACAGTCGTCGTCTGCGGTATATCGAGCACGCGCTCAGCCAGTGGCACGCCTTCGCGCGCGGCGCCGACATGGCCGCGTCGTTCCGAGCCCTCGACGATCGACTTCGCGATGGCGCGCAGCTTCCCGGTCTGCGCGATGATGTGACCAGCGCGATCCTCGAACTGCTTGCGCAGCCCGGTGCTCGTCAGCATCGCCGCGGCGTTGCGACCCTGAACGCCAGCGACGAAGACGTCGGCGATCGCCGAGGGCTCGAGGTTCGGTGCGATCTCGTTGAGGAAGTCATCAGCAACCTGCTTGAGGCCCTCGCGGCGCGAAGCGAAGTAGCGCTGCATGCGCCCGCGAGAGAAGAAGCCGCCTTCGGCGATGTTCTGGGTGAGGTCGAGTAGCGCAGAGTCGCTCGACTCAGCCGGCGTGAGCGCCAGGTTGATACCCGTCTTTCGCAGTCGAGGCTCGAGGAAGGCACGCGCTGCGGCTGCCTCGGCCGTCTCGCGCGTGGCGCCAGTGGCAAGTGCTGTAGGGACGCCGATACTGAGAGCTGCACCAGCGCGACCAACGGCTGCGCCGGCGCCAGCGGTGCCCGCAGCGGTCGCCAGCTCTGCGGCACCGCCCTCACCGAGCACAGGCTGCCCCGCCACGACGCGCTTGACGGCTCGCCCGGCCGCACCCCCTAGGGCAGCGCCGCCGAGGGCTCCGCCGGGCACTGGCGACGCCGCGCCGGCTAGCTCACCTGCTGCGCCAAGTAGGAACTCAGGGTCCGTAGCAGCCTGCACAGCAAGCGAAGCTGGGCTCACGGGCTCGCCGCCGGGGGTCAGCGGCCGGGCGCCTGCGCCGGCGGCCGCTTGCGCACGACCGACCATGCCCGGCTCGGGCGTCGCACCGATGCTCTCGGGGCTCGTTGCGAGCGCAGCCGCACGCTGCATGATCTCTACGTCGGACGTGCCTGGCGGCGCCGTTAGGCGGTAGCGCTTCCCGTCGGGGCCGACGAGATCGAACGCTCGAGGAGCGTCGGGCGCCGGTGAAGGCGCAGCGGCGACTTCGCTTCCCATCATCGCTTGCGCCCACTCTGGCACGGCAAGCGTCCCGCGAGGCGTCTGAACGTCCACGTTCTCGTTGATGTTAACTGTTCGCGGCACGACTACTGTACCTGTTCGATCGTCCAGCCTTCGGGCAGGCCGCCCGCCGTCGGCGTCTGCACCTGCTCGCCAGCCTGCGGCGGCGTCTCGACCTGCGCAAGCCACTGCTGAAGCCCAGCACCGACGTCGAGCGGCACCGTCACCTCGTTGTTCGCCCGCAGCACGTTGCTCATGTTCTCGTGGATGTTGCGCGTACCTCGCGCCATCTCGACTACGCGAGCGAAAAACTGCTGCGGCGCCTGGTTCAGGTTGAGCAGCTCTTTCTTCATGCGCGACAACTCTTCGACGCTGGCGCCTTGGCCGGTGGTCGCGAGCCGCTCCGCGCGCACGAAGTTATCGATCGCGGCACGAAAGCGCTCCTCGGGGATGCTGAGCGCGCCGATGATGCCGCGGATGTTCGTGACGCGGCCGGCGAGCGGGCCGACGACCTTCGGGTCGAACAGCTCTTGTACGGTACTGAGCGCATCCATGGCGTTCTGTGAAGCGGTCAGCCGCGTACGCGCATCAGCGGGTGTCGGCTGCGGCGCTTCGGGCGCGAGCCGGCCCTTCGCTGTACCGACCTCGCGTGAGGTCGCCTCGGCGCCGACGCGACGTGCACTGAGCCCCTCGCGGATGTCTGCGGCGACGCCGGCCGCCTGCTCGGGCGTCAGGTTGTGGCGCCTCGCCATGTCCTCCGCCATGACGGCGATCTGTTCATCTTCGCTGATCGGCACCGTCGTACGCGCCTGGCGCTGGCCGATCTCCGTCTCGCGGGAGATACCACGCGCGGTCGCTCGGTCGATCGCCTTCTCAGCCTCGCGCGTGGCACGCTTCAATGCCACTGTTACCTGCTGCTGCGTCTTGGCGTCCGAGAGCTTGCGAGCTTCCTTCGGCACGAGCAGACCTTCGCGATCAGCCGCGTCAGTCGCTTCGCGGAGCGCCGTCAGGTGCGCCTGCACCTCGGGCAGCCCTTCGGCTTCCAGCTCCCGCCGGCGTGCTTCGGCCGCCTGGTAGAAGGTCAGCTCGCTGAACTCGCTCCGCGTTGGGCCGGTGAGCCCGACCGTCGTTTCACCCTTCGCGCCCATGCGTACCGTCGCGCCGGGCGTTGTGCGGCCCGCGCGCACGACCTTCTCCTTGAATACAGCATACGGCTGTGGCACAGGAACGCGGGGCGGCGCAGCCGGCAGCGGAAGCAGCACATTCGCGGCCGTTGGACCGACGATCGGCACCTGTCCGATGACGCCACGGGCGATGCTGGCGATAGGATTCATCGCCGGGGCGCCCTGCGCGTTTGCTGCACGCGCAGCCCGCGCCTGACCTTCGAGCCCCGCGACTCGCTGCGCGTCTTCTGGCGTAACTGCGCCGAGAGCCTGTGCTTGTTCATACGGCACCCGCGCCCCAGCTTGCGCCTGCGCCTGATACATCCCCTTCACCACCTCGAAGGCATCCTTGTCGCCGATGTACGCCATGATCGACTTCGACGCCTGCGGGTCGTCGAAAAGATCGGGATCGGTTTTCGCGGCCTCTAAGAGAATTTGTCCAGCGCGCGCCCGGCGCGATTCGGTCTCTTCGCGCGCTCGAGCCGCCCCGCGCGTAAATCCAGAAAGCGCCTCGCCAATTGGCGATGTGCCGATGTCAGGAGTGAACGGAAGTCCTGGCATATTAGCCTCCCATTCCGCCGGATGTCGCGTATGACCGTACGTTCCCAACAATCCCGTTCACAAGCCCGCCGATCAGTGACATTTTGTACGCATAATTCTGCGCCTTCGCGGCTTGCTGCAAAGCTTCCCCTTGCTGCGCAACGCCCATGAGCTGCATTGCCGCTTGATTTGCGGCGGTGATCGTGTTCGACGCATTCATCACGGTCTGACCAATGACTTCGCTCGGAATCTGCGCCACCGCACGCTCCGCCGTTGCGCGGTTCGTCGCAAGCGTCTCTTGCACGTATGGTGTCCGACCGGCGCCTGGCGCTGTGGCGAGGGCCGATTCTGCCGTACGAAGGTTCTGCGAGCTTTGCTGCAAGCCCTGCTCGACCGCACTCTGAATAATCGGGATGCGCGCCTCGATATTGCCAGTACCAAGCGCTTCCTTGAGCTGCTGAAATACCAGCGTGCGGCTCTGTTTGCTGCCCCTCATGAAGCTGTACGCCATCTGTTCAGCTTGCTTCGAGAAGACGCCTTGCCCTTGCTGTTTGCCACCCATGATTATGATCCTCCCCACATGTTACTGAAGCGAGAAAACCAACTCTGCGACGGTTGCGCCGGCATTGCTGTGCCCGTCGCGAGCGCTGCGCGGCGATCGTACTCCGTTGCCCTGGCATTGATAACCGCTGGATCGAGCGACCGACCAGGATAACTGGCGTATGGGTCGATCCCACCGCCGGTTCGCACGCCACTCGTACCAGGGTTGCTTCTCATGAAGTCACCTTCGGTCTTGCTCCCAACAGCCTGCGCGATTTGGCCCATCATTTGACTAAACGCCTTCATCCGCGAAACGGTTGCTTCGATCCCGGCTTGCTGACCGCTAATGCCGGTCGCTAGACCTGCCGCGGCTGGACCGACTTGACCAAGGGCTGTACTAGGAGCCTGCTGAATCATCTGCGACGCCACTGCCGTCGGAATCTGGCTCGTGATCTGCCGATTGGTCATCGACATGCGGTTGAGCACGCGATTGCGAATCGAAGCGTCAACACCCGCAAGGCCGCCGCGAGCACCAGCCATGGCTGCGGTGCCCGCAGCACGCGAACGCGCGACCGCCTGCTGTACGAATGGCATGCGAAAGCCCTTGCCGCCGCCGGTCTGAAGCGCCGACGCGAGCTGCTTAAACAGCATATTTCGCGCGGCGTTCGTCTGCCCAAAAATCTGACCGCCGTACCGACCAGCCGCAACACCCATGCGATTGCTCGTATCAACCTTACCGCCCATTTGCAGCCTCTAAAGAGGGCGAATCGAACAGCCGACCATACTTCGCGACTGTTGGATAGAAGTGCTCGCTATCGAGCCACGAGAGCGTCGCAGCTTCGCCGTCGAAAATACTAGGAATGTCGCCAAGCGTAACGAAGCCGAGTCGATTGATCTGCTCAACGACCTTCGGCTGCTTCGTCACGCTGATGAGCACCGGCCAGCGCTCGAGCCCGAAATGCAGCGACTCGATCATCGCGCGAAGCGCTGACTTCGACGCGCGGCGATCGGCACGAATCCACGCATGATGATACGCGCCCGCGAGCGCTACATCGTACCAGGCCGTGAACCAGAAGCCCTCGACATCGGCCTCGTATACGAGCGCGCAGCGTCGCATTTCGGACATGAATGCCGAGCACGGAGCCATCGACGCACTGAAGGTCTGCTCGAGAGCACCGCTTGTCGCCATGTGGTGCCACCAGCTCAGCACCAGAAGGTCAGAGTTGATACCGGGCTCGTAGATGGTCAGCATGGGCGTTCAGCGTGCAGCGGCGCACGAACGCTGGCAACAGGGGATCAGGGCTCCGGCGGGATGTAAACGTCCATCTCGACGGCGCTGATCTCGATGCGCTTGTTGAGCGCAGTGCCGACGAGACGCACGCCCTGGATGAAGCCCGCGCGTTGGACCGCAACCTCCATGACGCGCTTGATGCCGACCGCCGTGCTGACGTTGCCGAGCGCAATGACGGTATTGTCTACGATGGCCGACACGGCGAGGTTCTGCGCTTCGGTCTGGCCTTCGATGTAGATGCGCTGAAGGATGCCCCAGAGCCCTGTGCCCTTGAACACGCCACCAGTCTCCAGCTCGAAATCGCTAGTCAGCGAAGCGCCGCCGACGTCAACCGTCGCGTCTGCAACCGCGCCGCCCTGCTCGCCGCTGGCATCGCCCTCGAAGCTCGTCACGCGCGTTGTGCCGCTGATGGTCGGCGAGGCCAGGAGAATCCTCGTGTCGACCTCCCAGAAAAACGCCTTACATGGGATGCCGACGTTGCGCCAGCCCTGCGGGCCGAGGGCGAGCGTCGTGTTAACGTCGGCGACGTAATACTCGTCCCGGCCCCACACCGACGCCGTGCCCACGAACGCGCTGATGCCGTCGCTGCTGCCGCCGCGGAAGATGGGCGCGAGCGCGTCATCGGCGACGAGCGCGCTCTCGTTGCCATCGAAGATGCGAATGCCATCACGCGCTTGGTAGATGATGCCCGATGGCATCGCCACAACGGTGAATGGAAAGAACGTCCCGGGCGCCGCGAGCACGGGCACGAAGAGGAACGGCTCATCGGTGTTGACGAGGCGGTAGAGATACCGAGTCGTCAGCACGAATAGCGTATCGTTCCACACAACGAGCTTCTGACACTCCTCGTCAGTCGAACCGACGGGGACGAAGCTACTGACCGTCTCCATGCGCCCGGCTCCGCTGTAGTACACGCGATTCCGCGCTGTCTTATCAGTTACATGGTTGTCTCGCGTCAGCCACATGCGACCGAGGAAGCCGACGGCATCGTTGAGCGTGTCTCGCGGCCGGGCGTTGTCGTCGGGCAGCTCAGTCGGCTGAAGGAACGCTGCGCCGCCGCCAGAGAACATCCCTGGGTAGTCGGCGACACGGTCGATGTAGCCGGTCGCCGGCACCGCGCTTGTGCTCGCGACCTTGGCGGCGAAGAAGAACAGCGTGCCGTTACCGACAGTGCGCCAAATCTCGATGTGCGTCACCTGTGAGTCCGTGGGTGCAGGTAAGTTCGTCACACCTGCTGACGAGCCCAGCTCAATGCCGTCACGCTCCACCCCACGAAAGATGAGCGGATCGTATATCTCATCGCCATTCGTATCGGTCGTCTTCGGGTACGGGTTGCTGCGCGTGCCGGTATCGTTATTCAAGAAGGTAAACATGTACTGATAGTCACCCTGCATGCCAGCGCCGCCGATCATGCGAATGCGATCCAGCCAGACGCGCGAGCCGCCCTGCTTGTTGCACTCGACGCTGATGCGCACGCCCCTGACATCGGCCCAGGTGAACGTCGAGCCGACCGCGAGCCGCTCCGCGAAGGTCGCCTTGGGGATCGTCAACCGCGTCCACGTCCGCCGCGTCACGGCGATCTTGTCGTCGGCAACGAATTCGGCCATCGAGAAGTCGACCTTGTCGAGCCGGCCAGTCCTGATCGCCTCTTCGATGTCCTTCTTGCGGATGAGATCGCCGGTGCCGATCAGCTTCTTCTTCGCCTTCCGCTTCACCGCCTTGATGATGAACTCGCGCGAGTACGTGTCGTTCTCGTTGTCGAAGTCTGCCGGAGCGCCCGTGCCGAGATAGAACACGATCTCCATGTTCTTCACATGCTTCGGCCGGTTGAACGCGATGAACAGCTCGATGTAGTCTTCGTCGCCCGAGTCGCCCGGCGCTGCAAACTGCAAGAGGTTCACTGCGATAGCCTTATTGACTCGCGTCGTTTTGTCCTTTGCGGCCTTGAAGCGCAGCGAGCGAAGGCCCTGTACCTTCTTGCCGGTAACAGGCGTCAGGTTCGGCGGGAAGGTCGCTGATACGTCGTTGTCGTCGTCGTCGACTGTCGTTCCGGTCCAGGTTGCAGGGTCGTCGTCGAACGTGTCGATGTCCTTTGACGACAACGACGCTCGATCAATGCTCGGCTTCGTGCCTGCTGGCGGATCGAGCGCCCACTGCGTCGCAGTGTCTAGCGCGGGGTTAAGCTTTCGCAGCTTCACCCCCGCGCCTGAGCCACTGCCGGCTAAGAAGACATAATCCTCTTTCGTCGTCGTGGGCGGCGCCGAAACGAACGTAAGGCGATTGCCCGAAAGAACGACCCCGAGGCTCGTGAAGACGCCGCCAACTTCACGATAGATGTCCGAGAACACGGCCGCGATCCGCCGACCGCCGAACTTGAACAGCGAATGCGCATCGAGCAAGGCGAGCGTCGCAATGCCGCTGCGCGAGCGCACACTTCCCGTGCGAAGCGGGAAGACCGACTTCGCACGCCGCAGCGTCCCATCGGGGTTGTTCTCGCGCGGCCCCTTGAACCACAGGCCGCTCGTGAAGCTGCGCCAGCGTATACGCTGAATCGGCACTAGGAGCCCACTTTCTGAAGCAGGGTCGTCGTGTGCCAGACGACGTTGTTGTCGAGCGCTCCAGTCACGCGCACGCGCACGTTAGCTCCCAAGACGTCAAGCGTTGCATCCCAAGCTGCCTGATCTTCCTGCGTCAACCCGTCCTGTACCGCGTTGATCGTTACCGTCCCGGCCTTCGTCGTCACCATCGAGCGGCGAATGTAGACCGCGCCGTCGTCGGCCGTGCCAGCGGCGCCGCCCGTGCGCCGAGCTGTTATACGCGCCTCGATCAGGTACGTCATCGACGCGACAATCGGGATCGTTTGAAGCGTCGTAACCGTCGCGTCAGTCGTGGTAACGCGCGCCTGGAGCCCGGCGAAGTCGGGATCATCGTTCGTCGCTATCGTCTCGAAGCGGAAGACTTCGTCGCCAGCGTTGTCCTGGACGGTGTGAAGCTGCGCCGAGGCGTCGGTCGCGATGCCGATGCTGACGTTCCCGCGCGCCGAGATACGCGCCTTCTCCGTCAGCGTCGTGCCGCCGAGCGAGACAGTAAGGAACTTGATTCTTGTGCCCTGCGCGCCAACGGCCCACGCTTCGGATGTCTCGGCCTCGGCAGCAGCGCCAACGCCGAAGCTCGTCCCATCGTGCCCGTAGCCGTCCCAGCGCGAAATGACTGTCGCGTCGGCGGTCGCGGTTGGGGTGCCGAGCGTGCCGCCCGGCCGTACGCCGCTGACGGTCGGCGCCGCGCCCGTGCCGTAGACCCGCACATTCGGGTTGCTGGCGTCGGCTATTCGCAACCTATCGGTCAGGCCACCTGAAACCACCGTGCCGAGCCGCGTATCGCCGCGGTTGTCGAGCGACACCGCGGGCGTGGTCGTGCCGATGCCGAGGCGCTTGGCCGTATCGTCCCAGAACAGGTCATTGTCGCCGTCGATCTGGAACGAGCTGGAGAAGAAGGCCACCTGCCCAGCCGAGCCGCCCGCCGGCGGAGCCCCGAGCACGCCGCCATGTGTGTGGTCGCTCAGCGCGAACAACACCGGATCGGTTGTCGTGCCGACCGCCGATGCCGCAGCCACGTTCGGCGGCGCCACCGTCGAGATGGCGTTCTCGAGCGCCGCCTGATCGTTGTCTTCGTCCTCGCCGCGGCCATCGGACGTACTGTCATCGCTCGACGTGCCTTCGTCGTCGGCTTCGCTCGTCAGGTCCGCGCGCAAGCGATTCTCGAGGTCGCTCAGCTCAGCCTCGAGCTGGCCCAGCGGCAGCGCATCATCATTGGAGACGGCCGTGCCGAGGTTCGTCAGCCGGAAGCCGCCAGCGTCGAGATCGCCCTTCAGCTCCAGCTTTCGCGGCGTGCGATCGAGCAGCTCGCTGACGCGCCGCAGCCGAGCGTTCAGCTCGCGGACGAAGGCGTTGAGCGTTCCCAGCTCCAGCCGCGAGATCGGCGCGAGGTTCAGGTTCTCGGCCATTAGCTCACCAGCATCCTTACAATCGCCGCGAGCTTGCGCCACGTATCGGCCATCACGGCGTCGAAGTGATCGCTCTCGCGGGCGAACTCACGCGCCGTGACATCGAGCGCCGTCCACAGCTCGTCCCACGGTAGCACATCCGTGACGTTCTCGGTGAAGATGAACATGAGGTTGTTGTCAGGGAACGAGCCGACGAAGGGCGTCGAGGCACCAATCGTCTCGCCCGCACGATCGGGCACCGGCACTAGGCGCACCGTGCGCACGTCTTCGTCTTCAGTGACGAAGGATGTAGGGCGGCCTTTGCGCGTACGCCAATCGTGATCGTACGTCTCGAGCGCGCGGCGCATCGCCGGCCGCAGGTCGCGATCATCGTAGACAAGCGTTAGCAAGCGCAATGCGGCCGACGGCAGCACGTAGGTCGCCGTTGCGACGACGCCCGCGACGAAGCTCGCATTGCACGAACTCTCGCCTGTCATACCTGTCTCGCGCACGATGTCAGCGTAGTACCTGTCGATCGCCGTCGCGTCGCTGAGCGTCGCCGCGTCGCTCCGCAGACTGGCAAAGTCTTCGGCAAGCGTGATGACGTCGAGCTTCGCCATCAAGTCTCCGTCAACGGCTTCGCGGCCTTCGGTTGCAATGCCGCAGCAAGCCTTGTCAGCGGCGCGTCCATCGCGTGCGTGATGCGGGCTTTCGCCAACATGATGCCCTCGGCTAGGTCCATGACCATCGGCAGCAGCTCATCGGGCAGGTCGACGTTCGTCGCGCCGTCGATGACGTCGGCCGGCACCGTGACGTAGATGACGGTCACCGCCTCGGGCTCCCACAGCGCCGGATGCAGCACGAAGAGGTTGCCGCCGATGCGCGCCCACTGGACGTGCCGGCCGCCGATGGCGCGGTACCAGTGGCGATCCGTGTCCTGGAGCATAGGCCAGCGCACCTCGGGTAGCGTGCGGTCTGCGATGATGCGGAGAATACGCCCCACATTCGCCGCAACCTCGGTCCTAGTATAGATCGTCCGCCCCGGGTCGGGCGTGAAGCTGACTGACGCCTTCTTCGCCTGCTGCGCGAGGTTGATCGCGCGCTGGCTGTGCGTCAGGATGCGCTTCAGCAGGTCCCGGCTGTGCGCCGTGTTGCTCGTGTCACGGAGCCGCCGCGAGAGCGCGTCGATGAGCGTCGCCCCGGTCGTTGCCATCGGTCATCGCCTGCGATCGAGAAGCCACTGCGGGTCTTTGCCGCCAGAGCACTTGCGCCCGCGCACCTTCGGACGGCGCAGCGGCGTCGTCGGCGAGCCCGTCTCATCGAGTCCGCGATGGTCGAACATGATCGGCACGTCGGCTTTGCGCTTGTCCCGCGGGCGGCTCATGGCCGGTTGCCTCGCGTGTAGACCATGTCGTACGCATTCCGAATCATCCGATCGCCGCTGCGCGGAAACCCGCCCGTCTCCATCTGAAAGCTGATCGTGTTCGTCGCGCGGTCCTGCTTGATGGCTTCCTTGATCTTCTCTTCCCAGCGCGTCACGAGGCTGTTCATCTCGTTCCTCCACACGCCCGCGGCTTCGACCTGATTCCCGCGCAGCGCCTTCGCCATCTCCCAGCGATGCAGGTCAACAAGCGCCCCGACCTTCAGGATGTGCGGGTCCAGCTCCGAAGGCAGCGGTGAGTCCAATGTCAGCACAGGCGCGTGCGCCCAGTAGATGAACGTGATGAGCTGATCCGTCTTGACGTACGGATAAATCTCGACCAGCTTGCGGCCGTCTTCGTTGACGCCGCGCTCGGCGATGTACTTCGGCAAGTCCGCGACCAGCACCCGCGACACCATCGCCTGATCCATCTCCTGCGGGTCGATCATCTCGAGGGGCTCGTACAGCCGCGGATGGCCGAAGACGCCGACATGGCGCAGGCCCTCGGGCAGCGCGAGGAAGCGCGCAGCGAGCTTGTACGCGACGCCCGCGGCCGTCGATTCGACGAACGATGACTCGAGCACGAGGTCGCCGCTGCCGTCCGTACCGACGATGCGATACCAGTTCCGCCGGCCGTCGAGGCGCACGTAACGGTCGACGACGGTGTCGGGAGGCCAGGCGGCCCGCGCGGTCGCGTTGCCGACGATCGTCCGCGAGCCCTGCGTCGCTGTGACCGTACCGGCCGTGATGACCGCCGGCATGACCAGCTCGCCAGCCTGCATCAGGTGGCGGAACCGCGAGCGATTCGTGAGTTCTCTGTACCTTTCTGAACACCATCCTGCTACGAGTTGAGGCGCCGCATCCGAGTCGACAGCCGCAAGAACCGCATCGACTACATCTGACACACTAACCACGACGCACTCTCCGAATGTCCTCAATCACCGCGCCAATGCGCTTCATCTCAGCGGCTGTGAAGAATTTGTTTTTGACAATATTACAAACTCGACAACACGGAACGCAATTGTTCGCGAAGTAGCCTGCATTGTTGTCAAGGCGATCAAGTCCACCAGTCATGGGAAGCGGCCCAGCGCAGTAGTAGCAGACCCCATCACTCACCAATTCACGATACTGTTGCCGCGTGAGATTCCACAGAATGCCCCGACGGACGGCTCCGGCCTTAAGAGAAGCTTCCGGGGCCGTTCTCCAGCGCCGTCGATTCGCTTCCTTGATGCGATCAGGATGCGCCTTAGCCCAACGTTTCGCACTAGCCGCAGCGCTGGGTGCGCGGCACAAGCGACAAGAACGTCGCCAGCCCACGTTGCCACTGTTAAGAGGAAACGTTGCGAACGCCGCGAGCGGCTTCTCCTCGCCGCAGGCCGTGCAGACCTTCGTTTCGAGTGCGAGGACCGCGCCCATCGGCGGCCTTCGCTACCCTACACGAGAGTTGTGAGTCTCGCCGAAGCCGCCGCCACGCGGGAAGCGCCGGGCTTCGGCCATCTGCTGAAGCCGCGCGCCCGACAGGCGGGCCATGGCCGCGGCGACGTCCTTGCGCTGCGCCTCGGGTACGTCCGCGAAGCGCAGCTCGCTGGTGCGAACGCGATAGGCGAGATCGAGGATCGCTTCGTCAGCCGCAGCCATCAATCGAGGCCGGAGCCGTCCTGGACGCCGACGGTGTCGTAGCAGCCGACGAGAGTAAAGCCAGTACCGACCATCGCAATGTTCGTAGTCGTGATAGCGTCAGTCGCGAAATAGCAGTCCTGGATACTGCCCTTCTGGTCGCTCGCAGCGCCGCCGTTGGCAGTCGTCAGATCGACATACACAGACTTGTTCTTGTCCTCGAAGGCGCAGCGATGAAGAAGGAGATTCTTGACGGAGTACGTCGAGCCTCCGGCTACGGAATCTTGCGTCACGATGTCCTTGCCGGCTGTGCCGTCGAGCGAGGACACGAAGCGGCAATTGCGGAATGTACAGTCACTTGATCCGACGCCGTTCGTTGGCGGCTCGCCGGGCTGGAAGATAGCCCCAACGCCACTAGCACCGCGAAAGAGACAATCTTCGATCAGCCCCTCGCTAGCCGTCTTCTTGTTCGTCGTCGAATCGCCCTGAAGACGCAAGAGACCTTCGGTGGCCGCGAGCCCTGTACCGCTATCAAAGACGCACCCAATGTACTTGAATCCGTTGGCGCGCTGGATTACTACATCAGAATCTTCACTCACGAAGCGGCAGTTCTTGGCGACGAAGCCCTGACCTGTCACAGTGAGCGCAACGCCAGTTGTCGGCGCGATGTCTGGCCGCCCGTACCCGCCAAGCTGCGCACCGATGATCGTGATGTAGTTCTTGCTGACAGTCAGAGCTTCGGCATAGGTCCCTGGCTGCACGAAGATGACATCACCTTCGGTCGCGTCGATTAACGCAGCCGCGATCGAGGCATACCCGACGTAGTTCTCGCTCGGGCCAACGAGCAGAGTGCGCCCGGCGGCCCCGCCAACCCGAAGGGGAAGGTCGCTGATCTTCGTGCTCATGGATGCGCTCCTGCGCGCGGCTTACGCCGCTGCCTTGCTGCCGTCGATCCCGCGGTCGCTGCCGAAGCCGACGTCGTACGCCATGAACGCGGTGAAGATCGCGTTCTTCGTCCACGGATCGTCGAAGCCGTCGAACATCGGACGATCGCGCCACTTCATGTTGATGTCGTGGACGCCCTTCGCCGCGGTCACGAACCAAGCCGACTTGGTCGTGAAGTAGTGGCAAATCTGGTAGCTCAGGTCATCCGCGACCAGTGCGTTGATCTCGTTGTCGGGAGTGAACGGCTTGCCGCCAGAGCCGAGAATCTCGCGGGCGAGGAAGCGGTTGGCCGTGCTCAGGAGAATCTTGCTCGGCGAGAGGAGCATCGGCAGGCCGCGGTCGTTGACCTGATCCTCGAACCGGATGATCGCGTTCTGAAGCGCGGTCACGCCGAAGCCGATGTCGACCGCGGGGCGGTTAGCGCGGCTGACGCCGCCCGGCGCGTACGCCGGATGCGCGGTGTTGACCAGCGACACGCCGTCGAAACCAGGGAAGGCGTTGTCAAAGGAGTTCATCAGGATCGACCAGAAGTCGACTTCCTGCTTGTTGCGCATCGCGCGGGCCAGCTCAGCAACGAGGTCTCGCATGACGCCGTACTTCTCGTCGCGCCAGAGTCGATACGTGATCTCAATGGCGAGGCCCTTGTTCGTCACCTCGTAGGACTTCGTGCCACCGAGCACCGCCTCATCGAGCGGGAATGTATCGCCCTCGCCCATCACGAGCGCGGTGCCGAGCCCGCTCACCTGCTGGTACTTCTCTGGGTTCGTCTCCATGTCGGAAACGTTGGCGAAGAAGGGATACTCGAGCGGGCGCTCCTTGTAGGTGCCAAGGTAGACGCCAGCCAGCTCCGTGCGGAGCAGGGCATTGAAGCCGCCGCGAACCATGATTGCCATGAGAGTGCTCCTTGTCCTTCAGCCGGTTACGAGTAGATCGTGCCGGCCACGACGCCGTTGTCGGCGGCGTTCTGGCGCGTATCGAGGAAGACGAAGTAGACCTTGCCATTGACAGTCGCTACGGCGTCCTTCAGAGCGACGACGCGGCAGCCGGCACCGGCCACCGGATTCGTCGCGTGCGCGTCGTTCGCACCGAGATACCACGACTTGTTGGTCGCATCGCGGCGAAGCGCGCAGAGCTTGCCAACGTCGGCCGCGAGCAGCGCGTAGAGATCGTCGGCCACGTTGCCGAATACGGCCTCGAACACGAGCCCCGGTAGTGCTGGAGCGACTACGACTGGATCGCTTGTGGTCCCGCTCGAATCTTCCGTCGCAATGCCGACGATCTGCTCGGTGTCACCGACCGGATCGGTGATCTCCGCGACCTTGCCAGCGTTGAAGAACAGTGGGGCGCCGGTCTTGAACGTCTCTGTCGCATCTTCGACGTACGTCTGAAGCGCGTGCGAGCCGACGGAAAGATGCTGCTTGCCGGCGACGCGGATCGAATTGAACGCCTTGACGGTTGCCATGGATGATGACTCCTATTACGCGCCCGGGGGCATCCCAGGCACCGTGCCTTCGCGCAGTGCGCGGTCGAACTTGCGATTCGCCAGCTCAGACGCCAAGACGCGCTGTCCCGGCCGAGCCTGGCGCATGGTGCTGACCATCGTCGCGCGGGCGGCTTCGGCCGCAGCGCGCTGCGCAACGGCGAGCTGCTGAGCCCGCGGGTTGTTGGACTCGAGATCGTGCATCGGGATGCCGGCGCGCTCGGCGGCTTCCAGCACCGCGAGTCCGACGCCTTCCTTGCGAGCAATGCGGCGCCGGCGGTCAGCGGCATCGAGCGCGGCGTACCGCTCCTTGCTGACGTACAGCAGGATCGTGTCGCCCCAGCGGCGGGTGCCGTCCACGGAGCGACGCTCTCGCGCTTCGGGCATGTCACCTTCGACGACTCGCCAGCCAAGCGCCTTCGCCTGCGTCACCCACATGTCGCTGCGAAAGTTCTCCCAGATGTAGGCGTAGGCGGGGTTCGCGTTGGTCACTTCGGAACCGTCGAAGCCGTTACCACTGTAGCAGGCGATCTCATTCTCGATCTTGAGCTTGCTGGGGTCGACGGTGCCGATCTCAGCGGCGCCCGCAAGCGCTTCGCCCGCGGCGTGCAGCGCGTCCGCGCGGCGCCGAAGCTCCTCGCGACGCGCGTCGCCAGGCGGAGGCAGCGTGGTCACGTCGGCGGCCGTCGAAGCGGCCTGCTCGGCGCTCAGTACAACCGGGTCCTTGGCGATCTCAGCGTCGGTCGGCATGAGTCTGCGATCCTTTCGTCTACGGGTCTACGCTCGCAACAGGGGCGAAGCCTACTGAAGGCCCTTCGGCATGGCTTCGTCGCCGTTGCCGGTCAGCCCGCCACGAATGGCCGCAAGTTCCTTGTCGATAGCCCGGCCGCGCGTTACGTAGTCGTTCCAGTCCTTGTACTTCTGCGACGCGGGCTTGCCGCGGTTGATGCGACGAATGAAGTCGGCTTCGTCCATCTCGCCGAAGAACTCGGCCTTATCGCCGAGTACCTCGGCTACGGTTGGGATGGCGTCGTCGTCATCGGAGCCGCCCGAAGCGCCCCGCGCCGTCCTCGAGCCGGGTTGCGGAGCCGCAGCGGCAGTCGCTTCGTCTGCGCGCCGGCGAAGCTCGCCTTCGACGCGCTCGTTCGCCAGCTCGTCCGAATGCACGCCCTTGACGTTGTTGAAGCACGCCTGCCAGGTGTCGGGATGGCCGCGCAGCGCCGGCTCGCACTGGCTCAAGAGCCCGCGGACTTCCTTCTCGTAGCGCACGAGCAGCTTCTTGTCGGCCTCGCTGAGCCCGGCGATGAAGGTGCGTTCCGCCAGGGAACCCAGCATCGTCGTGCCGTACTCGCGCACGGTGCCGATTTCGGCCGCAGCCTCGCGCTTCGCCGCAGCGACTCGGCGGTCGATCAGCTCCTTGATGTGCCCGGCGCCCTTGCCTTCGGCGACCGCGGCGTCGAGGCCCTCGTCGGTGATTTCGGCCGCCATCGGCGGCGCCTCGGGCTGATGCGACTGCACGATGACCGGGCGCTGAGCCAGGTCCCTGACGGACTCGGCGAGCGCCTTCAGCGTTGCGTCGAGCGCGCCGAACTCGGCCCGCGTAACGGGCGGATCGGCCACCGCCGGTGCGGGAGTCTCAGCAGGCTTGTCTTTCCCGAATAGGCTCACGAGGGGTTCTCCTTCTGGTCTTCGGCCTTCTTGACATCGTGACGTAGCGACCGCAGCTCTGCTACCCGACCGCGCTGATGCTCGACCGAATGCTTGTCGTCGACACGATCAAGGCTGTTCTCGGCGGCGATGCGCCCATCAAGGTACGCGGCGAAGCCGTCGCGAAGTGTAGAATCAGCAGCGAGGAGCTGCATAAACGAAGGTAGACTCATTCGCCGCCGCCACCGTTCGCAACAGGGGGCGTTTCGCCGCCTCCGCCGAGCGCGCCCATGATCGGGCCGAGCATGTTCTCGAGCTGCCCAGACGTCTCCGCGGCTTCCTCGGCGTCCATCTGTGCTTCGCCGATCTCTGCGTCGATGTCGACGATCATCCGCTCGGGGTTTCTCACCTGATCGAACGTCCGAAGGTACTGGTCCATCGTCACGTTGGTAGCTTCCAGAATCTTCCGCGCGACGCGATGCACCAGCGGGTCAATGCCAGGCTGCGTCAGCATCGCAATCGACTGCATGACTTGCTGGAAATACCCGCCCTGCGTCTGCATGCGCAGCATCGCGTCCTGACGATCGGCCTCGCGGTTCGTACTGGCGCTGACCGCGGTGAACTCGACGGCGACGGCGCGCTCGAAGTCGTCTTGACGAAACAGCTCGACGACGCGCGCGGCGCCAACCGAGCCAAGCAGTCGCGTGAAGTGCTCCTCGACTTGCGTGCCTGCCTTGCCACCCTGTCGTACGCGCTCAGCGTAGCGCCACAAGCACTGCCGCACCGCGGCTGCGGTATTCAGCCGAATGCCATCGAACGCCGGCGCGAAGCGTCGGTTCACCTGCTGCATCGCCGTCATTGCGGTGATGCCCGGCGTGCGCGTGCCGAGAAGCCGTGGCGACGTCGCGCCGCTAGAGAAGTCACCGCTGACGCCCACGCGGCGTTCGGCGGCTTGAATCACTTGATTCAGGCCCATGAGCGCGCTCGGGTAGACGTCGGTCAGGCGCAGCTCCTTGATGTCATCCGTCGACTCGACGCCGACGATTTTGTTCGGCCAGATGCGCGTGAAGTCGTCGACCGTGCCGTGGCGGGCCATGAACAGCCGACCGTTCACGAGCATCATGTTCAGCAGGTAATGGTTGAGAATCTTGCTCGCGGTCGACTGAAAGGGCGCGACCATCTCAAGCACACCAAGGCCCCAGAAGAGATGCGGCCGAATCTGATACCGCATCGTCTCAACAGGTCGGGTGTCGTAGCGGTTGTACCCGAGACCGAGGATCGCGTGACTGTTGCGGTCGAACGCCACCATGAGGTCGCGATCGATGCCATCGTTGAAGTAGTCGAAGTACGTCCAGACGATCTCGACTTCGTAGCGCTCACGCTGGCCGGTTGTGCTCGACGTGCGATGAAGCTGCTCGTAGTAGCTGCGCGTCTGGTCGATGTTGGCCGTCGGCTTGCAGAGCGTCAGGTCCCACTTCTGCGCACGTGCTTGTGCTTCCAGCTCGCCCTTCGTGTACCAGAAGCGTAGGCTCAACCACGGGTCCTGCTGATGGTCGCCGCGCGAGCCGCCGGGCACGAGCAAGTCCTGCGGCGCGATCGGGAAGAGGCGCGGCGAGCGGTACACGACCTTGTGAACGCTCGTGTTGCGCTCCTCTTCAACGAATGGACAGTAGAGCACGCCGGTGCCGAGCTGGATGTCGTCTTGCGCCGCGGTGTCGACCGCGAAGCGCAGCCCGATCTCGTTGTTCGCCATCCAGGCAACGAGCTTCTGCATCGCCTTCGCGTGCTCGGTCCATTCGCTGTCCATCTCGCGGACGGTCAGCAGCGGGTTGCCGCTGAACAGCGTATCGACGCCTGTTGCGTACAACGAGTCGCTGATGATCGCGCCAAGAGGAAACTCGATGTTCGGCGCGTTCGGAATCGGCTGATTGACGACCGGCGTATCGGGAACGGCGGCGTACTGCCGCATGCCTTCCATCCAGGCCGAGTCCTGTGGGCGTCGCGCCGCGTAGCCATCTTCGATCTCGTGAACGAGGTGATCGAGAAGGCGGCCGTCGGCGTTCGCTGAGCGCTCCATCGGACGCTGCGTCTCGGGATGACGTTGAAGGTAACGTGCCATAATCAATCCGCGACGAAGCCGACGATGCAATATGCGACGATGGTCGTCGATGTACCTGCCGTGCGATGAAAGCGCCACGAGACGAAGTCGCCCGCGACCACCGCGACTTCAGTCGTCCCATCATCGACCAGCGCGCCGCCGGTAGACGTCGGCAGTGCCAGCACGATCGCTGACGCGATGCCGTTTATCATGAGCGTCGCCGTGTACGCGTTGTCAGAACCCGTGCTGTAGCGACAGCGTGCGAACTTGAACCGACCAGGGACCGATACAACCGCCCGGGCCAGTGCGTCAGTAGTAGCTCCTACCGTGCCCCGCGAGTCGATGCCGCGGAACTCATCAGTGGCGCCGACGGCGAAGTTCGAGGCGCTGTCCCCAGAGGCGAAGAACACCAACCCGGGGATGTCCGTGTGCTGATAGACGATCCCGATGTGCGCATCGACCGCCGAAGGCGAACCGCTCGGGATCAGCCGGCCAAAGTGAATGCCGCTGCCATTGTTGAGCACGGACGTCGTAACGGGGATCGAGACGTCGAGCGCTCCCTTCTCGGATACCTCGGCGTCTGACAGCACGATCGAGTTGGCTCCCGGCGTGCCGCCCTGGTCGATCCGCAGCGTGACCGACTTGCCAGCGCCAGGCGCCGTCGGCACATGGATCGTCGCGTCCGAAATCTCGAGCGCCTTCGGGGTGTAGAACGCCGCTTCGCCCGCGCTGGCACCGCCAAACTGGTCAGTGCCTCCGCCGAAGATGGCGAAATACTGGTTGGCAAGGACGATGTTCTTGCGATGAGAGCGGATCATGCTTCTGGCGCAATCAGGTAAGCGATGCTGATGGAACGAATCTGCGGCAGGCCGCCAACGATGGACACCAGCTCGATGCACAGGAGGTCGTCTTCCGCGATTATCAACGCACCGACGGCTCCCTTCGTCTGATCGCCCGCCGCGAAGGGCACAGAGATGAGCGCACTCGGCGTGCCGTTCACGTTGAACTGATAAGTGCCCGAGACGCCGCCGCCGAGCACGCCCGCGTGGTGAAGCCACAGCGCCGTCAGCGTGAGGTCGCGCGGCGATTGCCACTGCGCGGCCGCGACTGTTGAATACGCAGTACCCGGCAATGGAGACGTGACGGGCAGGAACTTGAGCGTCGCCGAGACGCTCATGTCGGACGTCGCCGTGTTCGTCCGCAGTATCCACATGTCGCCGACGAAGCCCGGCAGCGAACGCTGCCAGCCGAGGCCCACTGTCGTACGGACTTGCGCTACTCGAGGCATCGGTCATCAGCCCAAGAACATCCCCTCGGACAGCTCGCGCGAGATGATGTCCAGGCACGGCTGGCACAGCGGCAAGAAGCCTTTAGCGTCGGTCGGCTCCTTGCACCGAGCGCACGGGCGCGAAGGCGGCGTCTCGTCCATCTATCCACCAGTGCGAATCATTAGGAGCCCAGCACGACCCCGCGGACCTTCGCCGTCGACCCGCTGGCGTTGTTGACTGTCGGCGGATTGGTCGCAGGGGTGCCGCCCACGATGATGATGAAACCGCCGGCATCGAGCGCGATGGTGCCCGTCGTCACCGTCACGGCCTTGTCTGCCTGGACGATGATGACCTTCGGCGTTGCGATGTGCGACGACGGGATCGCCTCGGTCGTCCCTGTAGCCTGCTCCTTCTCGAAGCCCGCGATCTCGGCGAACTCACGGCGAATTGAGAGCGGCAGGTCGGGGACGAGGGAGTCGGGCAAATCAGTCTCCACATTCAGGCGAACGATCGGCATGGCCTCACTTCGCCGAAACGATGCCTGTGATCGGCTCTTTGGTGAGCAGACGCACGACCACGTTCAGGATCGCGAGCGCTGGCACGCCGTACTGCGGAGGCACGACACCCGCGAGCTGCGTCGCGAGTCCGACCACGTTGAGCCAGAAGGTTTTGCTTGTGAGTAGTGACTTTCCCATTGCCTTCTCCTTCTCGGCATCTGCCCACACGTCAAGTGCCGCGCGGCCGAGTTTGATTTTCTCCCACAGTGTCATCACGCCGCCCCTTCCGCTCGCAACAGCGAAGCGATCGTCTGCGCGCGGTCGCCAACCTGTGTAGCCCATTTCGAGTGGATGGCTTCTGAAGCCGCTGTCTCGAAATCCCGTGCATTGATGGCTGCGATCATCTTGACGAACTTGCGCAGGCGCGGCGGCCCAAGATTGAATGCCATGTCGATGAGCGCATGCTGGCGGCCCTCGCTGAGCGTGTCGAAGCCGGGAAAGATGTGCTGACAGGTCGCGCGGGCTTCGTTGATGTCCTCGTCGAGCATGAGCGCGACGACGGCATCACTGAGCGGCTTGGCCTCGAGATTGCGCCCGACGCCGATCGTCCAGTGGCCTTCGGTGTCCTGGTACGGTTTACGCTTGTCGCCTTCGTGCTTCACGAGTTGGATTTTCAGGCGAGTGCGATGCATGACTAGCACTCCACTCGCCATTCGCAGTCGTTCGTATCCAAACTGAAATGCCAGCGGTCGTTGCACGGAAGCGTCAACGTCACCGACAACGCCGCAGCGATCGGCACGACGAGAAGCCCGAGCAGACCGCCGATGACAATGGCTAGGCGCATATCCGACACAGCGCTTCGGCTGCGGCGACACCGATGTCGCGCTGCTGAATGAGGCCCTCGACTTCCGCCAAGGCTCCACCAACAGCCGTGATTTGCTCCTTGTACCGCTCGGCGGCGAGAGCCGCTTCGGCGCGAAGCTGATTGAGTCCCTGTTGTAACCGCGTTCTCTCTGCGTCGAGGTCCATCCGTGCCTTCCTATAGTAGTTCGACTACGCTCGTGAACATCGTGATGCTGTTCGCAGCGTTAGCGGTGCCCCACTGAGCCGTGACCTGGATCAGGCCGTCGACGGTCGTGTCGACGGTCTGCGTGGCGGTCGCCACTAGTTCGAATGACTTTTGTGCGAGACCTGAATCATCGAATAAGATAACCCAGCCCTCTGGCGCAGCCTTACCGCTCGCTCCGACCGAAGAGAACACCAACAGCACGTCGACACCGAAGACATGCGACGCGGCGTTTGCTATCGGGCACGTCTGCGCGCCCGAGTCGAGGATCGTCGACGCGCCGATCTTGACGCGGATACGAAGGGTCGGCGGGATGAGCGTCGTACTGTAGAACCCGCGCATGACGATACGCAGCGCCGTTCCGATGACGACCTCGTTCGCAGGCAACGAAATCTGCTCGGCGGTCGGGAACAGTGTGTTCTCGACGACCGAATTGTCGAGCGTCTTCGACTGCGTAGTGACGTGGAGGGTTGCCATTAGAGGTTTGCCCACACGCCAGCTATACGCCCCTGGAGCGTGTTCGTAGTCGTGTTGTAGAGGATCATACCGTTGACGGCGGTCAGGGCATCGCGCTGAGTCGTCGTCATGCGCGAGGGCAGAAAGGCCTTCGTGGTGCTTTGAATCTCAATCCCGACCGACGTGTTGGTCGGCCCAGCGTTGGCACCGTTGACGATGTAGCCCACATGGCGCATGCCGACCGTCGCGCCAGATGATCGCAGTGATAAGGGCGTCGTCGTGTTGACCGATGTATCTTCGACATCGAGGGCAACGTCGAGCGTAATCGCCGGCGTCCCGAACATCGTCGCATTGTCGTGCCAGAAGCCGCGTCGAGTGCCGATGTTGAGGGCGCCAGCAGTCTCGCGGAACGTCGGACGCGAGAGAATCGTGAAGACGTCGCTGATCGTGAACGTACCACCGGCAAGGACGTTCTCGAACTCACGTATGTCGGTCATGCAGCTGGAGTCAGTCAGCGTTCCCGTACCGCTGGCAACGTTGTATCGCATCCGCGCCGTGATGACGTTTTGGATGAAGCCGAAGGGCGCTACTCCCGCCGTCTGCGACTCGTAGGTCGGCCGCATACGGAGAAGGATCGCGTTGCCGAGGCCGTTCGCGACCGTATTTACCATCGTCCCCGATACGTCGAGGGTAGAGATGACGGTGCCGTTGAGCCCCCCAGTCGATCCTGGCGTAATGCCGCTCACGTCCATCGACAAGGCGTTGATCGTAGCCGCCACGATGACTCCGGACGGCGTAGCGATGATAGTCGGGGCGAAGTGGTAGCCGGAGAGAATCGACTCGCCCGACGACGGGCTCATTACTAAGGTAGCGGCAAATTGTGCGACTCTTGTAGCGCCAGCAACCGAAAGGTCAGGGATCGACGGCCACCACTGTTGGGCGTCGTCGAAGATCAGGTCACCCTTAGTCGCGTGCGACGTCGACTGAAGTGTAGCGTCGTCGCCGGCGCCAGTGCCGCCGATACCGACCTGGCCGCCGGGCCGACCCGCCAGGAGCCAGAACTGCGTATGCCCGGCGTCGCCAGTCGTAAGACCGGCGAGCGTGGAGTGAGTGATGCCGCCGGGGACGACGGCCGCGGAGAGCGTCGGGTTCCCAGCAACACCGTCGGCGTTCGCGATCGTCAGGTCGATCGACCCAGTGTCGGTGACAGCAATCGACCGCTGGACCCAGGTGTCGGCGGCGCTCCGCACAGCGATGCCGGTGCCAACAAGCGCCTCAAGCGCCGCGAGGTCGTTAGCGAGCGCGAACGTCGGGTCGCCCAGGACGCCACCGGGGTTGGCGATCGTGATGCCGGCCGCAGGTGGCTGGAGTGTGCGCAGCGCCCACGTTCCGGCTGCGGTGCGACACGCGATGCCCGTCCCGATAAGGGCCGAGATCGCCGTCAGGTCGTCATCGAACGGCTGGGCTCCGCCAACGCCAAGGACGCTAGTGCGCTGCAAATCTCCAGTGAAAGGATTGAGCAGCGACATCGGTCAGGTCTCGTAGATCAGGCCAACACGCGCGGTCCACACGTTGTCGAAGTTCGTGTTCCCGTCGACCCAATTCAGCTCGAGCGTTCGCTGGCTTCCGTCGACCGTTTCCTTGACGATGCGCCACAGCGCCGTACCCTCGGCGGTCCCCGGCTCGGCCCAACCGTGATAGACCGTGCTTGGCGTCGATATGTAGTCGCCGCGGTACTTCACGGCCGCACCGCCGGCGACACCGACGGCTGTGCAATCTTCGTGATGCCGCGCATAGCGCCGGCTACGCCAGTCAACGAGCGAAGGTGCGTCGGCAGAGTGTGCCGAGGCTGCGTCGCGGTAGGCGCGGCGCCGCTAGCGGGCACGTCGGGCGAAGCCGCCGCGGCTCCTGCATCAGGCGAAGTCCCCATCGCCGCGTCGAGCTTCTCCTCGATCCGTTCGAGCCACGCAAAGATGAGCTGGAACGATTCGGTCGCGCTCAGGTGGCCGCCGAGACTGGCGCGGCGCCGAAGGGTGTCGGCGAGCACCTTCTCGTAGAGGCCCACCATGGGGTTAGCTCCGGTTCAAGTCGAGGTACAGATACAGAATGCCGCGATCGAGCACCGGAACCCGCAGCCCGTGCAGGTAAAGCGGAGCCCCGCTCTCGTGCTGGAACTGCGCCGAGCCTAGATCGTTCACCGACTCCCACACGACGTCGCCCTCACCGTTGGCGATCTGCACGTTGTCAGTGGCGACGCCCGCGGCGGTCACGACCCAGCGGACCAGCTCGATGCGGACTTTGTCGGTGGCGATGTTGGTCGCCGACGCCGTGTCGATGACCCAAACGTTGCCTTCGTTGCGGGTGAGATCGTTGGCCATGGCTTACGCCTCCGGCTTCGCGCGGTCGGTCGAAAGTGGCGGAAGGTTCTGGTAGACGATCTCGCCGCGGCACTGGTCGAAGATGATCGCGAGGCGCGCAGCGGGATTGATCGCCACGGGCACGAAGCACGCCGTTGCCGGCGTAATGGTGCAGCCGGCGGCAGCAACGGCCAGGAAGACGAACATCGCCACGGCGGCCCAGAGCGAGTCGCGCATCAGCCTGATGCTCCGCTCATGTAGACGATGGGCGGGTAGCCCCATGATGACTGCACCTGGATTGGCTGCGCGTTCGGCCGCCCGCAGACGTTGCAGTGGCCGCAGCCGGGGCAGACGTTCGGCATCGGCATCGGAACTGGGCTGAGCGGGATGAACGTGATCGACGGCGCTGTAGTTGACGGCACGTACATCACTTCTTGTCCTTCACAAACCACGGCGCTCGGGTATAGTCGCGGCAGAGCCCCTCACGCGAAGCCGCCTGGCGGTCGCGCAGGTCGATGTCGGCCGCCTCTTCCGCCATGACCCGATCGAGCGTCTTCTCCATCGGGTCTTCGTAGTTTGGGCACGCCGGCGGCGGGCCGTTGTCGTTCACCTTGCGCAGATTCGGCATCAGTAGTTCACTCCAAACTTCGTCTTGTCGGTTCGCGGGTTGCCTGCCGCCTCGTGCAGGGCGCGAATCTCGGCGTCGCTCAGGCCCTTACCGACGAGCCCCGTACGCTCAGTCGGCTGCCCCGCCGGCATCGCCGACTCGAAGCCCCCACCGCCGGTCGACCGCAACGGCGATTCCGTGGCGCCCTTCATGCGCTTCATGGACTCACGGTCGCGCTTGCGACGCTCGGCATCATACGGCATCAGTTACTCGCCTCGCTGCGCACGGCGGCCTTCGCTGAGCGCGATGGCGACCGCCTGCTTGCGCTTCTTGACCTTCGACCCGCTGCCGGATCGAAGGCTGCCGCGCTTGTACTCGCTCATGACCTTGCCGACCTTGCGACGTCCGCGCCCGCTGCTGACCTTCACCACGCCAGCGGCCATTAGGCAGCCCTCCGAATCACAATTACCTTCTCGCGGCGACACTGTTTGCACATGCGATACTTGCCTAGATAGAGATACGTGTTCAGCGCGTCGAATGCATGTCCCTGCGGACAGTGCGTCTTCGGCTTCCGTCCCGAAGCGCACCAAGCCGCAAGCAGTTTCTTGACCTGATCTTGCCGCCGAGGACTGAGCAGTGTGTAGAGCGTCATCGACAAAGCCGCCGCGTATTTACCATTCAGCTCCCAGCGCCACAGCGGCTTCTTCGTAAGTGGACTGAGTGAACGTGCGCTGACGGACATGATGTATCCACCAAACAACGAGCGCAGCTTCAGCAGCGGCCATTCCTGAGCCTGACATGCCGATACGCGAACCTTGCGCTCGTTGCGGCTCTTGCGGACGTGAGTAGTGAAGCTACCTTCACCGTCCAAGAAACCAGCCGTCCAATGAAGGTCGGCAGTGGTCATCTACTCACTGGTACCGGACTTCAGTGCCCTGTTTATTCCCCCAGACTTCACTGGATTGTCTTTGAGGGAACCGGAACTGTACGCCGGGCCGACCTTCACTTCGGCCGCGGTGTCCTGGCCCTTGCCCTGGTCGTAGGTGTTCATGCTCTCGACGGGAACTTTCGTGACTGGCTGACTCATGCGATGTCTCCTTCGGCGTTCGTAAAGCTGCCGGTATCGTCTCTCACGCTGCGCCGCGAGGCAGCGCGCTCGCAACAGGGGAGGGGCGTGATGCGCGAGCTTCGCGCTCGATGACATCAGGCGGCGCTCCACTTTCCCGAAGGTAACGAAGGTACGCCGCGCGTTCGTCATCAACGCCAGCGCGCTTCGCGCGCAGCGGCATCAGCCGGCATACGCTGGCGAGCGTGTCGATCAAGTCCTTGCGAAAATTCATCGGGAACGTCGTGATCTCGGCCTTCAGCTCGAGCATCCCCGAGTCGTTGCCGAGCAGGAACAACCGCCCATTTGCGACGAGCGGCTGCAACGTCGTGCGGATGCGAAAGTCCTTCTCCTGATTGCTCGGCTGCTTGACGCCGACGAGCGGCAAATGCCGATGCGAGAACAGGCGAAGCACGTCCGTCAGCAGCCCCGAGAAGGCGACTTCCTCGCAGCCGATCAGCTTCGGTCGGAAGCGCTCGTGGATCGAAGCCAGCGTATCGAGGAACTTCTCGGTCGAACACCGCGCGGCCCAGGCGTGCAGCACGAAGACACGGCCGAGATCGTCGCTGCCGGCGACAACGATGGCACTGCGCGACGCGACGTTCTTGAGCCCTTCGGCGCGGCGCTTCGGCCCCGCTGGGTCAATGAAGCCGTAGAAGGGCTTGAGCTTTTCAAGTGGGAAGCTAGTCATCGCCCCGCAGCGTCTTCACGATCTCTCGCATCAGCGTCTCGCTGACCTCGATGACGTTCGTGCCTTCAGGCGCGTCCGGCCCGCGGCCGTGCAGCTCTGCGTTCAACGTCTCTTCCAGCGAAGCCGCCAGCATGCGGGCCGCGATCGTCTTCAGCCCCATCATCGCGCTCGCCGTGGGCCGTTGCGGACCTGCTGCTTCAGTTCCGCGAAGTTCTGCGCATCGGCTTCCGTGTGCGCTTCCAGCTTGGCCGCGACGACGTCGAGCGCGCCCTTAACTTCCGCAACCTTCTCTCGCGTCGCACCATTCTGCTCGACGGCCTTGACTTCGTTCGTGGCGAGGCGTCGATGGAGTGTCCACGTCGCGCCGACGATCGACACGATGATCGACACTGCAACGCCGAGAAAGGAGAGCGCACTGTCCATGACTACGCGGCCTTCGGCGAAGCGAACAGCAGCACGGCGTCGCGCCCGATGAAGCCCCAGACGCTAATTGCTGGCTCGTGATAGAAGACGAAGTCGCCGGGCTCGGGGCTGCACTGCTTCTTGTACAGCTCGAGCGCCGCATCGCGGGCCTCGAGCGTGGGTGCTAGCTCGGGTAGCCAGTGCGCCGTGACGGCGAAGGCTGCGTTCATTCGACGATCCAATCACGAACGCTGAAAGCCCCGGTCGAAGCCGTCAGCTTTAGCTGCGGAACGCAGTCACCTTCGGGCACGACCCCAAAGCTATCGTGTGTGAACACCATGATAATATTCTTCGTCCATGGGTCCTTGAAGATGTCGTCGATCTTCGCATCAGTCGGCGCTTGCTGAAGCGCCTCGATCAGCCTGCCGACGGTGCAGGATCGAAACAGCTCCAATGCCGCGAATCGTCCGTTCATGCGTCCTCCACGAGGGGTTTCATCAGTCGCGCATGCTCCGGCGCGCGCCCCCCGCCACGCACACCCTTGATGTAGTCGAGCCGCTTGCGGCTCAGCCCGCTCGCCGACTTCGCCTGGTCGCAGTAGTCGAGGTACTCGGTGAGCGTCATCCCGCGGCCACCATTCGGCGGCTCGACTTCGCCCGTCAGCGCGGAGCGCATCGTCTTCGCCAGCGTCGCGTCGCGATCGTCCTCGCTGATCCACACCATGCCACTGCGCAGTTCGTATTCTCGAAGATCGGCCGCACTGAAGTCCACGAGTGCGCTATCGCTGACGCTGTTCATGTAGAGCAGCCAGAACATCGACCCGTGCTGCTTCATCAACTGCTCGATCGCGCCCGGCTTGCCGAAGTCGGTCAGCTCATCACGCGAGTTTTGCGGGTAGATGACGCGGCTGCCATCGACGACTTGTCGCCACTCAGGATTCACGTCGACCGTTGGGTCGTTGTTCTCAATGTGGTCGATGAGATCGCCGACGGCCCAGCGCGTGCCGGCGATGAACTCAAGCGGGTTGGCGCCCTGCGACGCCAACAGCGCGCGGACGTTCTCGTGCCAGCGGATCGCAGCGTGCATGACGACAACGCTATTCGCCGCCGCTTCGGTCGTGATGTCGTCCTTGATGAGGCAGCTCGGATGCGCGCCGGTGATGGCGCCGCCGACGCCGATCGCGCGCAGCGTCGGGTCGGGCCACTCGCGCTTCCGCGGCACGATCATCTCGGTGTCGTTCCACTTCTTCGACTGCCGCTTTGGGTTGTCCCAAGCGACGTGCGGCCAGAGTGCGCGCAGCAACGTCGAGTTGACGAGATGGTCCTCAACGACGCGAAGATGGTCCTGCGCTCGGTCGATCTTCTCGCCCGCCAGAAGGATGCGCGTGTCGGTACCCGGCTGGCCGGGGAAGTAAATGTTCCCGTCCTCGGGCTGCACGATCATGTGCAACGGCAACGCCTGACAGACGAGCGTCGACTTGCAATGGCCACGGGGCGTCACGAGTGCCTTGCGATGCGGCGGCACGCGCTGGAGCCAGGCGCAGATGAGCCGGTGCAGCGGCGGGTAGAGCCACCACTGATCCAACACGCCGAAGGCGAAGAAGAAGAGATCGCGCTCGGCGCGCTGGCGGAACGCGCGCACGGTGGTGCCTTCGGCCGCGGTCGCGCCGGCCTGGCGAGCCTGCCCGTTCCGCTGCACGACGATCTCTTCGCGCGGCGAGCGCTCCAGCTCGGGCGAGGGCACTCCCGTTTCCTCGCCTTCCAGCTCGGGGACCGCAAAGCCCTCGCCCCGCAGCTTGTCGACCTCGCGACGGTCAAGCTGGGTGAACATCGCTAAACTCGTCCGCGCATACCCAAAGTGGCCCAATGTGCAGAGCCCATAGCAAGCCGTCGTAGTAGTCGAAGCCCACGTAGAGATACGTCTTCTCGGGCCACGTATGCCGTGTATTCCAGCCCCACGACCAACGCGCCCAGCGGAGCAACCACCACACACGCTGATGAAAGTTGTACTCAGGCATCAGCTTCTTCGATCTCGTCCACCGGCGCAGCCAGCAGCTTCCGCATCCGCTCCACCTGCATCGGCGTTACGTCGATCGCGCGCGTCGTCTCGATCGACACCGCGACCTTCTTCGGGACCTGGCGATCGAGGAGCGTCTTCGCCGCGTCGGTGCGAACGCGCAGCAGCTTCGCATCGACCTTATCGAAGGTCCCTTCGCGCACCTTTCGCAACCATCGAATGTTGCGCTCGGCATCACTCATCAGCAGCTCGTTGATATCGCCGGGGCGCGGCAGCAGCCCACGGATGTCGCTCACCAGCTCGACTACGTCCGGGTCCTGGCGCATGCGATCGACGTCGTCGAGTGCAAGGCCGAAGGCCGCGGCGAGCTGCGCCGGCGCGAAGCGGTTGAACGCCAGCAGAATCGTCAGCATCTCGCGGTTCAGCGACTCAGGATCGGTCGGCAGGCCACGACGAAGGTCGGGTCGCGTAGCGCGCGAAGCCGTCTCGATGACGTCGCGCGGCTTCGTCTTCGGCTGCCTGATCCACTCGCGACTCATGGCCCCACCATTGCCATCGCCTGCGCCGCGCTCGCCACAGGACAGGCTTCGTTCAGCGCGTCTTTCGGTGCATGCTGCACCGCCAGCTCGCAGAGATCGCGTCGCACGTCATCCGCGCTCAGCTCGAGCACGGCGCACACGCTCTCGAACGTCCCGAGCGGCTCGGCTTCGCGCGACAACGTCCATTCGACCGCCTCGCGCCAGAGCGCCAGCGTCGAACACCCAGCCTCGAGCTGACAGCCCTCCCAGCGCGTGTCGACTCGCGACTGCGGATGCCGACCGCGCAGCGCGCTGATCGCGTCAGTCAGCACGGCGGCCCACAGGCGCTTCGCTGCTTCGATACTCTGCACAGCACGCGCCAGCTCCACCTGCCACCGCGGCCGCGTCGCCAGCACTTCAAACCGCCGCGCCGTCTCGCCGCGCCCGCTGGGAGACTGTCGCCGTCCACAAGCAGTGAATCGCATCAGGAGTTTACCGCGGAGTGCCGACCCACACCTGACGGCACACAGAAGCCCTGGTGGAGCCGGCGCTTCATCGCCGCGTTCCCGTCCGGACGGGTCCACCGATACCCATAACTGCGTCTCGCTGTACGCGACGACACGCGAAGCGTCAAGCCGCGTCGCTACTGCCCGCCGCAGCCCGCCGCATGTAGGCGATCGGCCACTTCCCGGAATGTCGGCGATCGGCGACATCGGGGCGGGCCGCGTTGCGGCACTGCGCCGGCCCTGCTGCGGGTATTCACTGCTGTGTGGTATGAAACCTCCGCAAACTGCGAGGAGCGAGGCGCTGTAGCACTCCGCAAGAAGGCCCGAAAATTTGCTGCGCGCGTATACGAGGAGGTTCCCTGGCTTCTCACGAGCTGCCTGGGGTCTGGCCCCGGG